ATAGGTCAGGCTGGCCCGCACCTCAGACACTTCCCTTTCCAGCGCCACCTGCTGCTCAATCTGAACCGCAATCTTCCGCAAGTCCACCGTCGGCACCGGCTCCTTCTCGCGCAGTCCTGCCCCGTACTCAGGCAGATGGAAGAAGTCGCCTCGCTTGGAGATCAGCCGTCGCAGGATCAGCTTGCGAACCAAGGCATCCCCGCTCATGGAGGCGTAATCGCCCCCAGACTCGATCTGGAGAGTGCCGCCGACCAAATCCTCAAAGGGCGTCTGGACGTTGGCCAAGTCCTTGGGCGAGTAGCCGCGAGCCGTGGTGCGCTTCTGGTCGGTGCTGTTGGCGTCCAGATACGCGCCAGTAAACGTCTCAGTGATCGTCGGAAACGGCAGCCCCGTGATCGCAATCAGCGTCGTGGTTTCTAGTTCCAGCGAGCCAAAGTGGTCGGGAAAGATCTCCAGCGTCACAAGGTCATAGGTGAACTTGTCCACCATGGCCACGGACATGACCGTCCAGACCTTGCCAGTTGCAGGCTCCGTAATCGTCCAGGTGCGAGGATTCAGAGCGTCTCCGGTCAGCGTGCTGCCTGAGTGCTGCGGCTCTGAGTCCAGAATGACCCGCACCTTTCGGTCGCCCACGGCGTAAGCCATAGCGCCCGCGACAGGCAGCGAGGAGCCATTCAATCCCCAAGACCCCACACCATAAATCTGTGTGCCGTAGCCGCTCACGATGCCACCACCTTCTCAGAAGCTGCGCTGATCTTGCCAAAGTCGGAGGGCGCTCCCGGCGGCACGACTGCGCCAAGCGTCGTGAGCGCGCTGTTGACAAAGGCGATCCATGCCGCCATGCCCGTGACAGGAGTATCGCCTGCCGTTACCGCATCATCCAGCCGAGCCACGCCCTGAGTGGCGTCCTCGCTGCCCAACTTCACCTTGCCGTCCGCAGCCGCAATCGTGACGTTGCCCTCGCCCTTGACGCTGATCCGCAGGTTGCGCCCCGGCTGCACCACCAAGGTCACGTCGTCCGGGTTGTCGTAGACCTCCTGCGGAGGCGGATCAGCCGGCGACCAGAGGCGCTGCATCACCACCAGCCCCTCGTCGGGATCACCCGAGGGAGCGCAGACCAGCACCTCATCTCCCTCATGCAGCGGCGTGTAGAACCCGAACCCGTTGCCAGCGTAGATCGCCCCCACCCGTGCCGTCTCTTGATCCCCAACCGGCATGAGTTGGATATCCACAACGATGTCCTGCTGGCCTTCCACGTCCTCGATGTACGGCTCGCTGGTCAGCACCGCATAGCTGACCCAGATGCGCGGATCGATGCCAGGGCGGGAGACCGCATTGGAGAGGCGGGCCGTATCAATGCTGGAGGAGACGCGAGAGCGCAGCATGGCTAGGTGCCCCTCACTGACGGCACTGCGACCGAACCGCTACGGGTCTGTGCCGGCGTGCCCGTCGGCAGCGTCGGGTAGATACTGTTGCGCGGAATGACGTAGTTGTGGAAGTCCAGCGCCAGCGAGATGCCTGATTTCACGTCCCAATCAAACCGAACAGCGTTGACCCGATAGGTGGTGTGGTACTCCACAAGGCTGTTGCGGGTCGTGGCCACGATGGAACGCGCCAAGTTCTCGTCGCCCAGCTCACGCCGCAATTGCGCTTCCCACTCATTAGCACCCGCCTGCCATTCAGCATTAAGCGGGCTGACGCTGGGGGCACGATCCGAGAGCAGTCGCGAGTCCACCATGATGGAGATGCCATCCATGGGGCGGATTCGGATCAGGTCCGGATCCTCGTTGCCAGCCCCAAACGAGGACAAGCTGCGCGTCTTGACGTTGCCGCCCGTCTCGCCCCGCATGATCTCGTTGTAGAGTCCGTCCGCGATGAGTTGGAGCTGCACTTGATCCTTGACGCCGTTGACCTGAACGGTCATCACGTCCTTGGCCCCGTACTCGCCGCTGGGCATGACGCCTGACCGCCCAGCGGCATCCGTGTCCTTGGCAACCGCAACGCCTTGTAACTCTGCATAGGTCTTGCGATCCGTCGAGATGGCTTGCAGCAGTCGAGCAGGTCCACGCTCCCTGCTGCTGGTGTTGTAGCAGATCACCCGCACAGCGCGAGCCGTGACACCTTGAAACTTCCGTTCAATGTTCAAGTCCTCAATGTTCCGACCGAACATGAGGCGGCGCACCTTGAACTGTCGACCCTGGTCATCTGTACGCACGGCGCCGCCCGCAAAAGGAGCCGGGACGTTGCTGTCATTCAGCGCAAGGTTGTCGTACAGAGACCGCTGCGGGGCGATCATGATCGTAGGAAGGTACTGAGAGTTTTCCGGCCCTGCATTGGCCACCGGCTGCACCGTGAAGTAGGGAACAGCCCCCACCAGCCCGCAGTATCGGGTGATGAGATCCCAGAAGTTCAGCTTGTCCGTCTTGGAGCCTGGGGAGCGCCGCAGGATCTTTCCCGTCTTGGCACTGATCCGCACCCGAGGCACGCTCACATCCAACTCAGTCAGCTTGGCCAACTGCGGCACGGTTGCATTCGGCCATGCTTCTGAAGGCGCTGCCGTCACATTCAACTTCTCAGCCCACCCATTGATCTTGTGGGCGATGTCCCTGACAACAGAGTCGATCCGCTGATCCAACTTCAGCCCAGCCACCATCTCAGGCGTGATCGGGGTGTTCAAAAACATCCCAACCATGTCCCGGCCTTCTAGGATGGCAATGCTGCCAGATGCTGAATGCTCCACCCGCCAGCTATCCACCAGCCCCTGCAAGACCAGGTTGTCCACGCTGGGCTTGAGAGCCGACAGCCGCTGCGCTGCCGTGATCTGAGAGGTCCGCGTCTCGTTGGGAATCGTCGGACCCACCACGCCAGCCGCGAAGTTGTTGGCCTGCACCGAGTCCATGTAGATCTCAACTGCCGTTGAGCGGATCAGTCGCGGATCAATCGGCAGCACTCGGTAGTCAAAGGTCAGCGTGAACTTCCCTGGCTTCCGCACACCCTGCAACTCAACGCTGGCCTTGAGCGGCACCCGCCCCAGCACATGGCTGCCGGTCTTGTTGGCCTCCGCGTTGACCACCATGGCGCCTTGTGCCGGCAGGTTCACAATCGGAGCAGGCACCGTATTCGGATTGTACGAAGGAATCGTCTGAGGTGCGGTATACGCCTCATCAAACTTGATCCGAAGATTGACCAGACAGGACGGGTAGTAGGTCACGCCCAGAGGAGTTGTCATCAGTAGCCTCCTCCCTGCGTAAACCCAGCACCCGCTGAGTAGCCCTGCTGCGGCACCCAGATCAACTGCCCTGCCGTCAGTCGGCTAGAAGTCAGGCCGTTGTAGATCAGCAGATCGCGCCAGTTGTCCGGAGTGCCGTAGAACTGCGTGGACACGTCCCGCAGATCCATATCCTGCTTGGCCGTAAAGGACGCCTTCAGTTCATCCTGAAGCTGCTGCTGCATGGCCCAGCGGGTGACTGCCGTGCTGTAGGCAATCGTCTGGCACTGGTTCTTCAGCCCACGCTGGTAGCTGGCCGCTCCAAGCTGGACGCCAAACGGCAGGCTGTCCTCGCGGAACGAGTTGGTTTCACCCGTCACCAGACTCACACCGGCTGCGGTGAACGTGCCAATCGCAAACACCTCAGTGAGCGCCACGTCAAACACCGCACCTGCTGCGGTCACCGCATTGGTTCCTACGCCAGCCAGCGAGGAGATCACCGAGCGCGTGATGTTGGGGCCAAGGGAGATGGCCTGCGCCACATAGGAAGCGCCGCCGCCGATGTAGTTGGAGGTCCGAATGCAGTTGTTCTCAAACTCATTCAGCGCCTTCAACACCTCAGGAGCCAGCACCACCGTCGCCGGCTTGTAGGCCACCTTCGCCCGCTCAAGCTCCTTCGCCCACTCAGCAGCCTGCACGGCCGCATCCCCCAGGTTGGTCTGGTTGGGAGTGCTGGCGGCGACCCTCGGCTCCTCCAGAGCAGCCACAGCGAACTCAAGTTCCCACTCGCAGTAGTGCGGGGTGTGCCACGTCTGGGTGAACCCGATGATGTGGCCGTAGCGGATCAGCTTGTCCCATTGCAGCACGATCCGCCGACCCATCCGGCGCATGTTGTCCACGATCTTGACAAGCGAGGCGACATCGCGCACAGAAGCAGATGTCGTGGAGTTGGTAGAAAGCGCAGCCCTAAGCGCATTGACTTCAGCACTAATGAACTGCGCCGCAGTCGTTCCCTGAATGAACTTGTCCTTCCAGAAGCCCTTGAGCGTGATCGTCTGCTCTTCCGGACCCAGCATCTGAACCGTGGCCTGCGGGTTGCCAGGATACCAGTTGAACTCAGCGCGCTGCTTGCCCGAGATCGACAGAGGCATATACGGCAGCGCCCGCTGAGTCAGCTTCAGCGTGCCGCCGCCCTCCTCGGCCAGCGTGAGTGATCCCGCCTCGTTCTGAACCACAGCCACGACTCACTCCTTAGTTCACGCTGGCGTAAGGAGCCAGAGCCGACTGCATCTGGAACTCGCCCAGCCGCCCAAGGTCCGATGCAAAGGCCACCGCGATTCGGTCAGGATCAAACCCCTCCGCAAACGCCTGTCGAATGTCAAAGCGGTTGTTGTTGAAGTTGACGTTGACCTCGCGGGTGGCCAGCGCGCCGGTCGGAATCTCAATGGCACCCTTCTTGACCAACTCCTGCCAGAGATCAAAGCGGCCCTTCTCGGTCACACCCAGCGACTCAGCGTAACGATCAAACGCCTCCTTGGCTGAGTCGAACCCCATGCGCTCCGCATCTTCAAAGAAGCCTGCCTTCCAGCGGGAGAGCAGCTTGACCTCAGGGGGTGTAGTCCTTCCCTCAAATTGAGTCTGATAGCCAAGTTCTCGTTCTTTGAACCGTTGCCGAGTCTCTGCAACCCGGCGAGTCGCCTTATCAATTTCAGACATTCGATCAGTCAACTGCTGGTACTCGCCAGACAGCATGGTGCGCTCAAGCCACTTGTGCGGCGAGATGTCAGCCGCGCCAAACGACTGTGACAGCAATCGACGCACCTGCTCGCGGCGAACATCTGCTTGCTTGTATGACATTTCAGCGATCTTGGTTCGACCAGCACCAATCCCCATGCCCAACAGTTTGTTGCCGATGGACTCAACAATCGTCTCAATGCCGCGAAAGGCGCGCCCAAGCGTGCTGGAAACAGTCTCAGCAACTTCCAAGATCTTGGCTTTGTTTTTATCCAGCCAGAAGTTCAGATCCGAAACAGCCGACTTGACGCCTTCAAAGAACGGCTTGCCTCCGACAATGAAGATCTCGTCCACACGCGACTTCAACTCACCGAACTTGGCGTTGGCCGTCTCAGCCGCCATGGACATTCCGCCGCCGGCCTTCTTGACGGCCGATTCCAGCGTGGCCATCTTCTGCTCAGGTGCCAGCTTGTTGAATTCCTTGGCCGTCATGCCAATGAACGTGCGAAGTTCTTGGAAGGTCTTGGTGCGAGCAGTCGCCACCCCGCGCAGCATTTCGGATAGGTCGCGGCCCGCCTGCGGGGCATCCACGCCAAATGAGATGGCGGTGGCCGTGTAACGAGCAGCGAAGTCGGTGTACTTCTTGATGTCGGTCATGCCCGAGGCAACAGCGTTAGGCAGACCCTGCGCGAAAACTTGGTAGTAGTCCTTGGCCTCACCTGGCAGCTTGGCTGCCATCTCGCGCAGTTTGCTCATCACATCAGTCGCACCCGCTGCCGCAGTCTGAACCGTAGGTGCCAAGTTCATGCTGGTGAGCGTGTTGGCGATCCGCAACTGAGTGTTCTCGTACTCTTGCCCAACCTTGACGCTGTACTTCAGCAACTGCGACATGCCGCTAATTGCAACCGAAATGCCGGCCTCTAGCGCATCCACTGCCAGATTGGCGCGAAGGACATCCCCAAACACACTACCGCGACCGCCTCGATCCGGAGCGCCAGGAGTGCCGCGCCCAGGAGGAGCAGGCGGGCCGGGAGGCGGCCTAAACCTTGTGGCCATCCTCATCCGGCGGATAGCATCTTCCGCATCCCTAGCAGCACGGTTCAGCCGGTCGATCTCAGACGAAACAGCCCGCACACCTGCGGACATATGGTCCCGCAGCTCCAGAAACGCTGAGATTGTGACGTGGCTGGCTGCCATGCTGTTGTCCTAATCCCCGTTGTGCGGCCCCTTGCCGGCGGCGTTTTCCTGCTCCACAATCTCTGCAACCTTGCCAGCCAAACGATGGAGGTCGCGCACAGTCAGCTGTCGAGCCACGTTCACGGGCTGATGCCCATAGCGCCCCACATAGGCCAGCAACTTCCAGATCCGTTCCTCTGTGCTGCCGGCCCGCTCGTAGGCGGCTGCAAGCTCTCCAAGGGAAACCCCCATAGAGAACCGCAGCCGCCCAATCGGCGCTAGACGCTGCTGGTGCGCGAGGCGAAAAAACTCTCCACCTCATCATCATTGGCCAGATGCAGCTTCACCCAAGCAGAGGCCAGAAGCGTGCGGACCTTGGGGTGCATGGCGTTCCATGCCTTGTCCACCGAGGCGTCCGCAAACCCGACCGCCTGCCCATTCACCTCGACCAGAGCCTGCTTGGCCATCTCCGCTGCCCGCTTGTCCGACGCGCCCTTGCATCGCTGCTCGGCACGCAGTTCCTCGTCTGCCGTGATCTCGACCAGCCCAAGGGAGCGGACTTCCCCAGGAATGGAATCAGGCACGTTGAAGCGGTGGATCACGCGGTCAGGCTGGTTTCCAAACAGTTTCTGCTCAAAAGCGTTCATGTGTTGTCCCCTGCGGAGTGAGGATGGGTGAAGTGCCTAGTTGTTACACACGCGAGAAGTCAGAGCAGCTGCCAGAGATGGTGAACTGGCCGTACTGCTCGCGACCACCGAACTCGATGGGCATGTTCTCAAAGAAGCAGTCAGTCAGCAGGATTAGCACTCGCGGATTGACGGCACCAGGGAAGTTCAGCGTGGTCTGAATGTTGATCTTCACGCCGGGAGTCTGCTGAGTGGCGCGCGCCCTCACAGCATCCACAAAGTTGAGAACGCCCGCATCCTCAAAGTGCAGATCCATCTTGAAGTCCACGCCGTCGAAGATCTCGTCGTACCGCTTGGTGGTCTGCCCGAGGTACTGCTCCTCCAGCTTGCTGAACTTGGGCGTCAGTTCAAAGTTCCGGATATCGGTCAGCGTAGACTGCACCACGCCTGCGACAACAACCTGCAACTGAACTTCTTGGCCCTTGATTCTTTGCGCCATGTTCGATCCTCCAAAGCAAAAACGCGCAGAACCATTCTCGGTCCTGCGCGCCCTATCCAGCAGCGTCATGCTGCCGTGAAGCGTGCCGCCCTTGCGGGCATGGGAGGAAAGTACGCTGAAGGGGGCTTTCGGTCAAGAGGGAGCGGCGCCTGAGTCAGACCTGGCACTAGGGAGGAAGGGGCCGCTGTGGGATGGGTGACGCGGCATCCTGTGCGTGACAGGGCAGGCTGACTCCAAGGCGCGCTGCTCTGCTTCACTCTAGTGCAGGCTGGCTACTTTTTGGGTTTCCTTGCCCGCGCCAGCTTCCGCATCGTCTTCTCGTCCTGCTTCTTGTACTCAGGGAGGCGCGCTAGCTTGCTCTTGGGCGTCTCCTTGACGAACTTCTCCGCCGTTCCCTTGGGGATCTCCCCACGGGCCTGGGCGCTGAAGAGGTAACGCTGCTGGGCCTTCGACTTTAAAGGCATGGAGTCCTCTACTGGAGGGTGTCGTTGGTGTGGCCGAAGTAGGCGGCATCCAGCACGATGAAGCCGTACTGCTTCAGAAGGGGCGCGTTGCAGACCGTGCAGATCAGCTGGGGGCCGCAGCCACAATCCTGCTCTTCTCGGTCACCCCAATGGTGGGTGCCGACACCCCCGTTGTGTGCCCAGAGCTGGGTGTCTTCGCTGTCGCATGTCTCGCAACGCATGGGCGCACTCTACCCCTAAAAAGGTCGAGAGGCCACAAGGGGATGCCCTGTGACCTCTCTCATGTGGTGGAGGCTGTGGGACTCGAACCCACGGGTGCCGCCTTGCAAAGGCGGTGCAATAGCCGCTATGCGAAGCCCCCGTCAAAGTAGCCGGCCAGTTTGAGGAGCCCCCTAGCTAGGGACGTAGCCTTGGCCGGCTTTGTTGCGAAGACCCGCCCGTGCCAAAAAGCGCAGAGGGGCGAGCCATGTGCCTTCCTTCTACCCCACCTGCTGCAAAGATGGAAGGTCTGCGCTCACATAGGCCAGCGTTCGCTCGGTGCGGGCATCCACCTGACCGGAGGGCTGAAGCCGCCATGCTCGCTGGAAGGCCATGATTGACTGCCTCGTCCTGGGGCCGATCAGCCCGTCCATCTCGCCCGAGTACAGCTTGAGGTGCAGCAGGCACTCCTGCACTTCCTTGGGATCCAGCGTCAGCTGGTCACCGTAGAGGGCCGTGATGCGGGCATCCCCGGCGGCGCTGGTGTTGGTGGACTTCTCGCTGGCCTTGAGGAAGGTGGCCGCATCAGCCCCGAGGTGGTTGTAGTGCCAATCCTCCATGCCCCGCTTGTTGTCCTTGCGGTGACAGTACCAGCCATGCTCCCTCATCAGCTTGTCGAAGGAGGGCTTGTCCATCTTGGTGGCTGCCAGCATGGAGTCGATGTCCACGTCAATGGCGATGCCGTAGTTGTGGAGGCTGAACCCCGGAGGCTGGACGCCTGACTTTTCCTGCATGGCCTGAAGGCTCTGCTCTGCCGTGCGGAACATGTCCGACACCCGCAGGCGCTGGCCAAGAGTCTTCTCGACAGCGGCAAAGGCCGAGGCTGCGTCAAAGTGCAGCCGGGACATGCGCGCCGGAAACTGATCCTTGGACTTGCCGTAGATGCCGAGGACGTTGGGAACGGACACAAGGTTCAACGACAAACGGGACATGCGCTAGCCTCCTGAGAAGCGAAGAATACACCGCAAAAAGAGGAGGGGCCACACAGCGTCCTGTGTGACCCCTCCCACCTGTCCTACCAGCCGGTTCCGCTGCCGCCTGGCGGTGTCAGGTTACCTTGCCAGAAGGCTCATTACGCCTTCTGTGCCGCCGGCATCAGATGCACGAACAGGGTCGATGCATCCTTGCGGAAGCCAACCGGAACAGCCCACTTGCCGCTCGGAATGTCAGCGAACTTCGCGAACACGCCAGCCGCGCTGCCCAGGTAGACGCGCTCGCCATCCGAGAAGGCGTTGAGCGCGCCCGAGGCCACGTTGGAGAGGCCCGCAAACACCACACGCGCGGCGCTGCCATCGGTGTTGTCCACGCACCCAAAAGCCAGTGCTGCGTCGTAGGTGGCGGCTGCGCCTGCGGTGTCAACAAACACACCGAGCGTGGCTGCCGAGGCCATTGCCTTGGCAAGAGCCTCATGAGTGTGCTTGGCGTCTGCGCTGACGAAGCTGCCGCCGACGAGCGCGCCAGCCATCTTCAGATAGCCGTTGCCATCGAACTCGAAGTCGTCACCAACGGTACGGAAGTCAAGTTCGTTCGCCCCGTTGACGAACACCGGCTTGGCGTCTGCCACCTTGGCAGAAACCACAGTGCCGTTCTTCTGCACGCCACCCGTGAAGGACAGGTTCTCGGCGCGCGAGAAGATGACGAACTCCAGCGCGTCGGTGCCCACGATGGCGGTGCCAGCGTTGGCGCAGACGAACGAGGTGCCGGGTGCGGCACCTGCTGCCGTGGCGCGCTCGACGTAGATCACGGCGCCGGCTGCGTCCTTGCCAGCAGCCATGTCGGCAGCGCGAACCAGCGCGCCGCCAGCAACGACGTAAACGCCGTTGTCAGCGTGGGCGCCCTGATCGGCCGAGTACAGCAGGACGCGGTCGCCAGCGTCCATCCCAAGGTCAGAGATGAGCGCCGCGCCATCTGCCGGCAGCGTCCACTCGCCCCAGCTACGGGGGAATGCGTAGTCAACCGACGCCTTCCACGACAGACCCTGCACGCGAGCGTCTGCGTAGTCCTTGGCCTCCTGGAGGTTGGCCGACTCAGCAGCGGTGGCGCGCGCGATCTCGGTCGCGAGGTCAGCCGCGATGGCTGCCTCTGCGGCGGTTGCGCGACTCACCTCAGACGCGAGGTTGCTGGTCAGGGTCGACTCAGCAGCCTGTGCGCGGCTCTGCTCGGCTGCAATGTCGTCAGCCAGATCCTGCTCGGCAGCCTGTGCGCGAGCAACCTCAGCAGCGAGGTCTGCGGTCAGGACGCCCTCGGCGGCGAGCGCACGGGCCTCCTCGGCATCGATCTCGCCCTGGAGCGCGTTGTCCGCAGCGATGCGGGCAGCCTGCTCCGCAGCCTCGGCAGCCGCAGCGCGGGCCTCCTCTGCGTCCAGCTCGGTCTGAAGAGCTGCGTCAGCCGCGATGCGTGCGGCCTCCTCGGCGTCCAAGTCAGCGGTCAGCGCATTGATCGCATTGGTCAGCGCGGTGCTGCTGGAGGTCTCAAGTGCATCGATCCTCGCGTCCAGTGCGTCGTCCGCGTTCTCGCGAGCAGTGGCCTCTGCGGCCTCTGCTGCGGTGGCGCGAGCGATCTCTGCGTCGAGGTCGGTGCGGAGGGCTGCATCGCCAGCGATGCGGGCCGTCTCCTCGGCGGTGACCGCTGCCTGACGGTCAGCGATCTCGGTGTCGATCCGGCCGCCCAGCGCGGTGTCGGCTGCGGTGCGAGCGTTCGTCTCGCTGGTCAGCGAGGCCGAGAGTGCAGCGTCACCCGCAACGCGAGCAGCCGCCTCTGCGGTGATGCTGTCACCCAGAGCCGCCTCGGCCTGAGTGGCGCGTGCCGCCTCTGCATTGATCAGGTCGGTCAGGTCAGCGGACACGCTGTCCAGCTGGCCCTTGTTGACAGCGTCAGCCGAGGCCACGCCGTTCGCAACCTGGATCGTCTCGTTCGCAGTCTGCTCACGCATCTGGCCGTCTGCGTCCAGCCAGAGGAACTTCTTAACAGTCGCCATGTCTTACTCTCCTCTACCCCGCCCCACGCGGGGTTTGGTCAGCCCTATGCCGACCTACTTGCTGCTCGCGGATCAGCAATATGTGTTAGCCCTCAACAGGCTCAGGCTGCGGTTCCGGCTGCGGTTCCGGCGCAGGCTCAGGTTGCGGCTCGGGTGCAGGCTCAACCACCTCCGCCGGATCAACGAACGGATGATCGGTGGCCCCGGCGAAGTCGGGCAGCGTCTTCAGGAAGGCGTAGGCTGCCGGGTAGATGTCGCCCACCAGCGAGGCCGTCGAGGTGCTGTACTCGTAAGCCTTCACCGGATCGGCGTTGGCGAACCGAGCCGCCTCGTCCGCGTACCAAGTGACAAGGATATAGGACTCCTGCGCGAAGGCCCGAATGGCGTAGGCGCGGGCGTATGCCTGCGGATAGGTGATCTCAGGGACTTCGACAACGACATCATCGACAAGGGCCGAGGTCGCAGGAAGGGTCAGGGAAAGAGTCAGGGCCATGTCGGGCCTCCTTTAGGCCGGTGCGCCGAAGCGGAAAGTGGAGTTGGCTGCAAGAGCGAGGTTGCCGGTCAGCGTGACCGGAACATCGGGGCTATGAGCCATCGTGGCGCCGGCGACGACGGTCAGCGTGGTGCCGATGTTCTTGTTGGTCGAGCCAGCGATGTGCAGGGTGCCTCGCGAGAGGGTGGCGGCTGCGCCCGTGAAGCCCGCGCCGGTTGCCTTCAGCGTGCCGGCGTAGCCAGCGTCATTGTTGAGCGCGAAGGTGCGCCCTGCGTTGCTGCTGGTGAAGCCGCCGCTGAGAATCAGGGTTCCTCCAGCGAGCGCCTGCACCTTCACGCTGCCGGATGCCTGATTGGTGCTGAACGTCCCGCTGTAGGTCGCGGTCGTCGCGTTAGGCACCTCCAGTGTCACGGTCGACGTGTCGACGTTGGCCGTGATGGTATTGGCAGCAGAGGCGCCGTTCGCCAGCGTCAGCTTGGAGTTGCTAGCCATCGTCAGGGTGCGGTTTGAAAAGCCTGCCCCCGCGCCGGAGATATTCACCGTGGCGGGGTTGACACCAGCACCAGCAAGTGCCGTCGTGCCAGCAGCACTGAACGATCCGGTGAGGTTGATAATAGCGAAACCGATGCTGGCGATTCCGCCCGTGCTGGTTCCGGTAAGGTCAATAATGCCGCTGCTGATATTGCTAACGGTTCCCGTGAATTGGGAGCCAAAGGTGCTGACACCACCGGAGATCGAACAGTTGCCGGTGATAGTACCCGTGTGACCGGAGGCGCTGATCGTGGAGCCAGAGCCGAGCGAGCCGCTGTTCATCGCCAGCGTGCCGGTGCCTGACAAGGTCGAGCCGGTGAAGTTGGCGCTTGCGCCAAGCTGCACGGTGCCGCTGGTCAATACGAGAGGCATTGCCAAGCTAGTGCCGGTCAACGACAGAGTGCCTGCGCCGTCCTTTGTGAAGGTGCCGCTGCCGGTAAATGCCCCCTGCATCGTGGCGGTGAATCCCGAGTCCACCGTGATGGTGCCAGCCGTCGTAAACGTCGCGCCGGTCGTGACCGTGCGATCAGCGCGACCGAAGGTTGTGACTCCTGAATAGGTCGTCGCGAACCGCAGCGTCGGAGTGCTGCCTCCAAGCGCGCTGAACTCGGTAGCCGCGTTGCCCAGTGGAGAGGTGTAGCCTGCGGTTGCAGTTCGCCCACCGTCAAGACGAACTTCGCCCTGACGAATCTGAACTTTGCCGAACAACTGATTGAAGGCTGCGGGAGTTACGCCGCGCCCAGTAAGAACCCAGCCCTCTCCCCGCTTTTCAATGACAAACGGAGTAGCAACCGACTCGCTGCCGATAGCGCCAAGCACGGAATCGCTGGCGTTCTTGTTCAGAACGATGCCAGCTCCAGTGTCGACAAAGATGATGGGCTGGTAATCGCTAGCGTCGTTGAGGGCGCGAAACGAACCGTCATAAGAGAACGTCTTATTGGGCGCGATGTAGACCGTGTATAGGTTGTCAGGCCCAGAAGGTCCAGCGAGCTTCTGGTTCATCGAAAACGCAGTGCTGCTGACGGTCGTCCCGAAATAGAAATCAGTTGCAGGAGTCGAACTCAGATAAGCAAAGCTGCCACCGGGAAACGCTGCGGTTGACAACGTGATCTGCGTAAGAGCGCCAATCTGGGAATCGAACGCAGCCAGATCATTGTTAGTCGGGACGACACCACCAACCCATCCCGGCACACCCGTGTCATTGACGCTGTTTTTATACCTTGTCGCCATCGCTCAACTCCTTACGAAATGGTCACGGTGATGGTGTTGGGGGAGCCGACGTTGTAGGACAGCACGCCCGAACGGCCCGTGGGATAGGTCGCCAGCACGTTGGAGGCCACCGTTCCGCCGGTTACACCGAACACCCCGCTGAACACGAACAGAGTGTAGGTGCCGGGCGCCTTGAAGGTGTCGCCGGTCAAGTCCCAGTTGGTCTTGTCGGTCCCTGTCGGAAGCGCCAAGTCGCCGTTGAGGTAGACCGTCGGGCTGGTGGCCGTACCGCCGATGCGGATCTTGGCCGGATTCCCCGAGGTGCCGCCCACCGTCAGGTTGGTGTAGGCGCAGCGTCCCTTTTGATCACCCTCTGAGCTGAGTTGGATCTCGCCGCCGGCCTGCACGATGACGCTGCCGCCGAGCAGCTTGTTTCCATAGGAGGTGTTGGAGGCGACCAGGCGCCCAGCCGACACAGTCGTCGTCCCGGTCAGGTCGTTGGCCCCCTTGAGGATCCAGCGGCCCGCCTCAGTCTTGGCAAAGCCGTGACCACCAATCACCGTTCCCGACAGGGTGTTGTAGCCGGTATTGCTGCCCTTGAGGGCGAAGGTATTGGTTCCGGTTGGAGTGATCGAACCGCTGAACGTGGTCGAGTTGAACTCATTGGTGGCCGACGAATCCAGACCTGCCGCCGTGCTGCCAGAGAAGGACAGTCCCCGGTTGGTCGTCGCCACCGCCGTGCCTGTGTACTTCAGGAAGCCCGTGCTTCCTGTGCCGAAGGCGATGCTGACACCAGCACCGATGCTGCTGTTGGAGCCGCTATTGGCGAGCACCTTCGCCTCAAGCACACCTGCGTTGATGGTCGTGGCCCCCGTTCCGGCGCTATCGGTTGCGAGCAGGGTGGAGGTGCCGCCGCCCACCTTCGTGATGGAGGCCGTGCCTCCCGGCAAGCGGGACGTAATGGAGATGCTGCCGCTATCGCCTGCCTCGCCCAGCGTCAAAGCGATGTTGCTGCCGCCCATCGCAGAAGCGTTCGTCAGTGAGAGCGATCCTGCCGTCGATCCGAGGGTCGTCGCGCCCGACATCGTGACGGTGCCGGACAGGACGTTGGTGCCGGACACGTTTCGGATCGTGCTGCCAGAGGTGTTGAAGGCGTTGGTGTAGGTGTTGCCGCCGGTCAGTTCGACGGCGCCGCCAGAAGCGGTCACCGATCCGGTACCGAACGCCGTAGCGTTGGAACCGCGCAGGATGCCGCCAGAGACGTTGGTTCCCCCCGTGTAGGTGTTGGCGTTGCTGAAGACCCAAGTACCTGCGCCAGCCTTGGCGATGGCGAGCGCACTCGCGCCTACATCGCTGCGAACAAAACCGCTGATCGTGTTGGCGTTGGTGTTGGTCCCGTCGAGCGTGAAAGTGAGTGTCGGCGAGCCGCTGGCGTCTGACCGATACAGGTCGCCCGTAAAGGTCATCGCCCCGCTGGTCATGTTGTTGACCAGCGACATCGCCCAAGCGGAGACAAAGCTGTTTGAACGAATCCAGAAATTTACTGGATACGTTCCAGCCGTAGCATCAGCAGGGATAGTCAGCGTAGTGATCTGAGTGCTGACTGCGGCACCCGCCCCGTTGTCGAACAAGATGTTCGCCGAAGAGGTCGGGAACTTCTTAATCGCAGCGAAGGACCGGATGTTCTGCGTTAACTGGTTCTGCCAAAGAGCAAGTATCCCTGTAAATGAGGTGAGGTCGGCAAAAGTAACGGTGTTAGAAGCCGCCGTCGCGGTGCTGCTGTTGGTGTTTAATATAAGCCCGCTACCCGATATCGGGGCAGTGATCGTGTACCCAGCATTAGCCCCGTTGAAGAGCCGTCGATCACCGTTGATGACGTAGGCGGTTGCGGTCGGGAACACGTTGGTGGACACACCCAACACGTTGAACGAGTTGGTCGCAAGAACGCCGGTACTGATAATGATCGTGCCGGTGAGCGTGCTGCCTTGAGCGTCGTACTGAAGATCCGCAGAACCGGACTTGATGAAGCCCTGAGTTCCGGTGATGTTGAACGCCGCGCCGTTGATCGTCGTCGGCGTGCTGACGTTCAGAACGGGCGTGCTGCCGCCGCTCAGAGTCAGCGTCGAACTGCTACTATTAGTCAACACCCAAGCAGAGCCGCTTCCGCCAGCGTCCGAGAACGTCAGGTTACCAATGGTGCGGCTGGTATTCAGCGTCACCGTGCGGGTGGCGGTGATGTTGTTCGTAAAGTTCGCGGTAAAGCCAGCGCCATCCGCGATGGTGCCAGACCAACGGGCGCTATTTGACCAAATATCGCTGCCGTCAAAAATCCATGTTCCCGTCGCCATCGCGGACTCTCCCTTAGCTCAACGTCACGGTGATCGAGGTGCCGGTGTCGGTCAGCCCCGACGCAGTCAGCCCCACCAGCGCGGAATCGTCCACCGTCACCAGCGCGTTCAGCGCCGCCTGCCCCGAGCCGTATGCTCCCGGATAGGTGAAGGTCGAGTAACTCACCAGCGTGTAGGTGCCTGCCACCGTGAACACTGTCGGATCAAGAAAAAACTCGGTCTCGCCGGTCAGATCAAACACGCCGCTCACAGACTGAGTGCCGCCTGTAACTGCCTGCGCCTGCGAGAACCGCTGAACGTAAATAAGCGGCATTACGCCTCCACTGCGGAAATGGTGAAGGTGGCGCCGACGCCGGCAATCGACACCACAACGGAGATCACCTGGCCGATGGTCACCGACTGCGGGAAGCTGGCGACCGCAACGCCGGCAACCTTGACTGCCACCGTGGCCCCACCCGTCTGGGTCAGCGCCGTCAGCGTCAGGTTCTTGGGCGCGATGACCTGCGCGAGAGTCGCTCCCGACGACAGCGTCCCGCTTGCGTAGGACGCAATGTCGTAGGTCTTGTCGGGCTTGCCGCTCAGGTCATTGAACGAACCCGAGGTTGCCACGGTTGCCAGCGAGGGCTTCCCAGAAAGATCTGCATAAGCGCCTGAGAAGAGCGGCGGCTTACCACTCAAGTCTGCGTAGGCACCCGAGAAGAGGCTCGGCTTGCCCGTCAAGTCGGCGTAGCCGCCACTCGTTGCTACTGCGGCCAGCGAGGGCGTTCCCGTGAGATCTGCGTAGGCTCCGCTCGTTGCGACAGGTGCCAGCTCAGGGGTGTCGTCTAGTACGGTGTAGCTGGAAGAGAAGGCCGAAGCGGCCAAAGTAGGAATATCGGCCAGGTCGTTGTAGCTGCCAGAGGTGGCTACAGTGGCCAGCCCGTCCAACTTGGACTTGTCAGCCGCCGACATGAAGCCAGCAGCCAGCGTCGTCGCCGTCGAGTGCAGCGCGCCGCCGTTCAGGTTCCCGTGAGCGTGCTGGTGATCAGCGCGAGCGAACGTCCCAAGCACGCCAGCAGCGCCGGTTGCGCTGACCGAGGTCGCCACATCGTTTGATGCGGTCGGGATCGAGGGCGTGCCGCTCAGGTCGCTGTAGAGGCCGCTGGTTGCCACATCAGCCAGCGCAGGCTTGCCGCTCAGGTCTGCATAGGCTCCAGAGGTGGCCACCGTGGCAAAAGTCGGCTTGCCCGTGACGCTGGCCCAAGTAACCGGACCACCGCCCCCACCACCGCCCCCGCCAATAGAGGCCGACACATCAGCGATCAGCGCAACGCCAGCCGCGCTCATGTCTACAGAGCCAAGCGCCTCATCGGTCGAGATGGCCGACACAGCCCACTTGCCGTGCATGACCTCAAAGCCACCCATGACAGTAACAGCCACAGACGACTCATCAGACACGATCCAGCCGTAGCCAGGCTGCACGGTTTCGCCGCCGTAACCTGCCGGCAACGTCTGTGCTGTTGCGCTGATGTTCCAGATAAGGGTGCGTGCCATGGCTGTACTACTCCTACGAGGGGTTCACGATCTCCCCGGTGTCCGGGTCGATGGCAAGATTGGTCAAGGACCGGCCCAGCGTGCCTTCCATTCGCTTCTTGGCGATCAGCACGCGGTTCTCTGCGGCTTCTGCCTGCCGCTTGGCCGTATCCATCTTCTTCTCAAGGCCCAGCACGATGCCCTGCTTGTCCAGCTTGGACAGTGCATAGAGCTTGGTCATGCGGGCCACCTCGGCCTCTGCCAGCAGCGCCCGCTTCTCAAGCTGCGCCAGCCGCATCTCCCAGAGGTCCGACAGGCTCACCTTGTTAGGGAGCGGAGCAACCTCAGGAACAGCCTCAACCACAGCCACAACGGCTGCGGGCGCTGCCTTCTTGGTGCGTCGAGTCTTTGCCGGGGCTGCACTCACTTGATCCGCCTCCTCTTGCTGACCGGGGGCGGAATCCCAGCGAGCAAGATCATGTTAGCAGTTGAACCGGAATCCGTCCACTTACGGACAGAATCGGCTAGGAATCACGCACGTTTCACAAGCTGACCTGTGATGGATAGAGCAACAGACGAAGAATCAAGCGCCACTCCCGTGACCTGCACTGCCGCTGGAAGGGTTATGCCCTCAGGATCGGATACTGGCAAGCCGCCCTCCCCAACAAACACTGGAGCGCCGGGAATCAAGCCAGACGCAATGCGTGGGGCGATTCCGCTCACCTGCACCCGCGCCAAATTGCCGTCCACGGCCAGCACAAGTCCTGCCGCCGGCATGCGTGCCGCATCCTGGGGAAGCGCCACCACCACTAAGCCCGCAGGCGTCACATGGACAAATTGACCCACGGTCACCGTCTCGCCCATCGGATAGGCACGCACCTGCTCCGACTCACTAGACTCGTCGCCAATGGCGTACAACTGCACCTTCTTGGCAAGGTCAATGAAGGCAGCGTCCAGAAGAATTGCCTGAGGAAGCGGGTGCATCACCGTACCCACGGCGTCCACGGGCTGGGCTAGGTAGCCCCGCACACCAAGGCATTCAGCAGGGCTTACTGGAGCAGCAGCACAAGCCCACTCAAGCACCATGCTCACTGAGCGGCTGCTTTTGACGGACAAGCTGCCAACCTCGTAGCGGCTGGCGCTGGGGGGCGTAGTGGCCAGACGATGGTCAAGAAAAACCACATCTCCCACAGCAATAGCCCAGCCGTCATTGATCTCCAGCGGGTCATCGATTGTAGCCGTTACTGCCCAAGCACCTGCCCCCATCGGAGTGCATGACGTAGGCGTGTACCCAAGAACCACAGGGCGGTCGATCATTGGTAACACTCCTTAGAACTGCACCACCAATGATTGTGGCTTGTTGTAGAAGCGATCCGCGACCGAGTTGCTTTCAGCAGAAAAAAAGCCGACGGCAACGATGCGGATTTTCGGGTAGGCAGCGGTCGGGTCCAACTGCCCAAGTACACCAAACGTCTCAGGAATCTGCCCGCTGCTATCAGCCACGGATACCATCGGGCTGTGCTGCTGTGCGTTTGTGGGCGGAAATTGCAGCACCGAAGGACGCACAAAACGATGGGCAAGTCGTGGTCCTTGTGGATTATCCAGAATTAGGACCACCTTGGGCTGAGTCTCCATTCGCGTATAGGTGAAGAGCGTGACCGACTGAACGGCCACGCCCTCCGGAGTGGACAACGCCACCGCAAAGGTACCCATCGGGCCTGCGGTTGACGAGGCGTGCTGGCTGGCTGTGATGCCATTGAGCGCAGCCTCGCTCACGCCTCTGGCTGACACGGTGACATACCAGGTTCCGGTAGCCGCCGTGCCCAACTCAAAGTACCGCTCCCCAAAGACCCAGCGAGGGATTGCCTCAATCAGACCCTCAAGGCGGGCGTCCGCTGCATCCACATAAGCGCGGGTGGTCGCGTCATCCGACGCAGTAGGAGTTCCAACCTTGCGGAGGCGCTTTCCGTTGATCTCCAGATCGACAGGAGCTTGCGCTAGGGCTTGTCCGATCTTTCGCGCAGTTTCTTTGCGCGAAATACGCCCAGACCTGGCGCCTTGGCTGACCTGAGTGACGGTGTAGATGTTCGACAGTTCTGACTTCTGCCCATCGAAGAGCGAGTTCACGACCTCATTGGTCGGCTCGTCCACGACGATGCCCTCACCGGCCGAGAGAATGCCGGTGTAGGGCAACGGCAGGGCCACGGGACTCTGCGTATTGTTTCGGATGAGGGTTTTCACCTGCGCGCCTCGTAATGCTAGGCACGCCACGGTTTGCGGACGAACCGTGCCCAGCCGCTACATTTTCACCCCAAACAGCTCTGAGTGATCAGAACTCTATGGAAACTAGGCCAGAGTTGCAAAGAAGGTGAAGTACGGATCCTCGATGCCGTTGACCGCAGCACCCGTCTCCACCGTCACAACGTCACCTGCAACAATCGCAGTCTGGGCGATTGAGAAGGAGGCAACTCCCGACGAGTCAATGTCGAAAGTGCCGATGGGAGTCCCGCCCCCATTAAGACGAACCGTGAAGGTGGTGGTGCTGCTCGGATTGACGCTGCATCCGGCCTGGTGGCCCGAGGCGGCAATGGTTGCGCTCCGAACTGCCTTGAAGAAGAAGATCTTGCTGGTCAGCCCCGGAGTACCAGCGGCGCTTCCTGCGATGTCGTAAGGAATGCCGCTGATGCTGGCTGCCGGAATCCCTGACGGGATATCTGCCGCAACCAGCGCACGGAACGATGGGGCACCAGCTGAACCATTCGGTGAGGCAAAGACCTTGTTGGCATCGCCAATGACAAGCGAGTTTGTTCCGGTGCCGCCATTAGTAATGGGAAGCACACCACTCACGTCCGTCGTCAGTACAACCGCGCCCCAAGAAGGTGCGCTGCCATTGGAGCGAAGCACCGTATTGGCTGCGCCGAGGGGCAGCGAAGACCAAGCACCCGCCGATGTCAGCGAGAGGTACCCATTCCCAACCGAAGGATCCACGTTGAAGCGGGCATCGTTGCCGATGGCCACCGTCGAAGACGTGGCACCCGTGTTGATCGTCAGGCTGGGCGTGTCATTAGGATCGGTGACCGTGAGAAGCGCATTGGCGCTGCTGACGCTGGTCACTGTACCAACCGCTGCGTTCGACCAGATCGGTGCCGCACCCGTACCTTGGCTGGTCAAGACCTGCCCAGAGGAGCCCAACCCGATCACAGTCGAAACGGGGCTGGTGCCGTTACCCAGCAGCACCTCGTACTGCGTGAGCGACGTGGCTCCGGTGCCGCCATTCCCCACCGCCACAGTGCCCGTGACGTTGCCCGCGCTACCGGAGATGTTGCCGCTGATGATCGAGCCGCTGATTGAGTTGGAGCTGGCCCAAGTCGTGCCGTCGCTCTTGAGGACGTTTCCTGATGCGCCAGGAGCGATGAAGGCGACTGCGCTGGTGCCGTTGCCCACAATCAGGCTGTGCTGCGTCAGAGCGGCTACGCCGGTACCGCCATGCTCCACAGGAAGCGTGCCGGTCACAGCACCCGCGCTGCCAAGCTGCACGGCTCCGTAGTCCACAGTCGAAACACCCGTAACCTGCAACACCTGCCCGACAGTCAGCGCACCTCCTGCCGAGGTGATCGTGGCGCCATTGATCTTGGCGACGGTCGGGCTGGGGTAGTTGCTGGTCAGATCGCCGGTTGCCGGGCCAGTCGGGGAGGAGCCATTGCTCATCCACTCAGGCTGCCCACCCGCACCGATGCCCAGCACCTCGCCAACGGAACCGCCGCTGGTGTAGGTCAGCGCCGTGCCAGTGCCATAGGGAACCTGATTGGCCAACGGAACTGCATTGGTGCCGGTACCGCCTGCGGTGTAGGGAACAATGTCCAGCCACGTCGGCGGGCTGATTCCGTTGCTCTGAAGCAGCTTGCCAGCCACGCTGCCTGCGGTGAAGGCGTAGCTGGTCCCGTCACCATACGCGACCTCACCAGCAGTCGGCGCGGCCGTTCCGTTGGTGCCGCCATTGGCAATCGCCAGAGTGCCGCTCACATCTGCGGTCAGCGAGATAGCGCCCCAAGTCGGAGCGCCGGTCGCGTTGCCATGCAGAACCTTGGTCGAGGTGCCCAGATCGGCCAGCGTCGAGGGGCCAGAAGCGCCACCGCCAACCACCAGCGCATTCGCAGTCAGGGCGCTGCTGGAGGCCATCGAGCCGGTGGTGTCAAAGAACGGGACGCCCCCCTGAGTCCCGCTCGACAGTCCCGTGCCGCCATTGGCCACAGGCAGCTGACCGGAGACATCCGACCCAAGAGCAACCGCACCCCAGACAGCAGGCCCGTTGGGGGTAGCACTTCCGTGCAGCACCTTGTTGGCCGCACCCGACTCAGAGTTGCCGTCCAGCTTGCTGACGACGATAGCCGCATCGGCGGCCACATCAGCATTGTTGATTCCAGTTGCCGGCGTCTGAATCACGCCATCCACAACCTTGACCACACCCGTGCCGCCAGGAGCGCCGATGGAGGTGTGAACGTGCGAAGGCGTGTTGCCGTTGAAGTATCCAGTGACAGTCCGACCCGTCGTGGCGTCAACGCTGCTGATCTCGATCTGAGCAACCAGACGATCCGAAACAGTCAAAATGGCCTGCTCAACGTACAGCGTGGCCGTGAACTGTGCCGGGGCCGGCCCTGCGTTGTCAATCACCACAAAGTCAGAGGGCGACTGCGACAGCTCCGTGAGGGTCGACCCATCCCACTTGTAGAGGCGCACCCGGAACTGCGTTCCGCTTGCCACCGAGGACAGCAGATAGAAGTTGAAGTCCCAGATGCCGGGGGGAATCGTGGTCGCCCCAGGCTCACCGACATTGGTGATGAACTGCGCGAGGACCGCTTCCGTGCCAAGCGCAGGAGCCGTGACCGCACCCGTGTTGTACTGCCCGCCCAGCGTGTCAAACGACAGCGACATCTGCTTGTCGCCAACCGCATAGATCGGTGCCTCGCCTGCCGTGTTGCCGTTGAAGTAGTAGGCCAGACCGGAAGCGCCGCCGCCCCCACCGCCAGTGGCAACCGTTGCCGGCTCCCATGCAGAACCGGACCAAGCCACCACCTGACCGGAGGCCGGGGCCGTGGCTGCCATCGGGCGACCCTGAAGGCCCGTCACGGTCATGCTGCTAGTGCTGCCCGAGGCGTCACCGCCCATCGTCTGATCAGCCTGATTGGCCTCAGGCAGGACGCCCGTCACGTTGCCAGCAACGCTCAGATCCAGAGAGCCGAATGCAGGGGTTCCCGTGCCAGCGGACAGCAGCGGCTGGCCCGAGGTGCCAACTGCCGTGTACGCCTGCGTGGAGCCGTTGCCGTAGGCCACTGAACCAGCAGGCGGCGTGGTCGAGATCCCGGTGCCGCCCTTGCCCACCGTCAGAGTGCCAGACACCTCTGCGCCAGACAGGCTGATGGCCTCGGCCTTGACCTGCTTGTTGGCGTCCACCTTCAGCGGCAGCGATGCTGCTGCAAGCGAAGGCAGCACCATCGTGCCGTGAACCTCAGTCTGAGCCAGCGCCGTGGCCAGAACCGCAGGAGCGATGGCCGAGTTGGTGCCGTACTGGAAGCTCACGTCGGCGTAGGTCACAACCGCAGGCGCGCTGCCGTTGATGGCGTACACGCCAGCCGAAACATCTGCGACGTTGAACGAAACCTGATACAGCAGCGCCGCAACGCCAGTGCTGTTGTTGACCGTGATGCCGTGCGTGGTGTTCTCAGCCCCTGCGTAGGCTGCCGTCACACCCGAGTTGGTCAGCAGCAGTTTCACGCCAGCCGATGCGCCTGTCGCATTAATGGCCGAGTCACGGGTCCGCGTCTCAACCAGCGAGCCGTTGAGCCACAGAGTCGCGTCGTTGGCGACAACCACACCCGAGCCAGCCGAGCCAGAAGTCACGCTGCTGTTGTGGCGGATCTGCGTGGCGTCCATGCGGACATCGCCACGATCCAGCTGCATGATGCTGGGACCAGCTGCCTCAGTCGCCAGAATGCACTCGTTGGCGATGATGCGCGGTCGGCTAGCGTTAGTCGCATCGCAAGAAAACGCAGAAGCCGTTGCGGCTGCGTTGTTGCTGTAGAGATAGCAGTCGTTGAGGATCAGCGAGTAGAGGCCCGACCCGGAGGCCCGAACCGTTGCCGCCGTGCTGCTGTTGCTGATGAAGCAACCAGCAATCCCCACCTGATGCCCAAACTTGTCAGAGGCCGTCGAGGGATTGACCAGCACGCTGCCCACAAGGCGCGTGGCGAACATCTCGGCGCGGTGGCCCACGCCTTGAATCATCGTGTTGTAGCGAGTCAGGTTGAGGTTGCCCGTGAAGGATCCAGGGCCAACCAGAATCTGCACCATCTCGCCGGCCGGATAGGCCGTTGCCGCCTCGTCATGGGCGGCCTGAATGGTGGCAAACGGCGCAGAGAGCGAGCCGTCGTTCAGGTCGTTGCCGTTGACCGCAACGTAGTAGGTGCGCGCCGGAAGCGTGCCTGCCGCAATAGCCGAGGAGAGACCGTTGCCGGTGATGTCCGTCAGCAGGCCCGACAGCTTGCTGGTGGCAATCGCTGCGGTGACGCTTACTTCCGCATCACTGATAGCGCCCGGCGCAATCGACGGATCGGGGTAAGTACCAGCAAGAGAACCGCCAGCAGGGCCAGAAGGAGCAGTACTGTCGGCAGCCCACTCCGGAAGCCCGCCCGCACCCACCTTAAGAACCTGCCCAACAGCTCCCGCAGCCGTTTCCGCATACGCCGAACCCGTATCGTAAACGACGGCACCAGCAGTAGAGGGTGCCGGATTGAATCGGGCGTCAGTTCCTGCTGCAACATCACTGGCTCCGGTGCCGACGTTGACGGTCAGCTGCGGAGTCGTGGTACCGTTTGCCACCGTGAGGTAGGCGTTGGTGCTGCTGACATTGGTGACCGTGCCGCCACCACCGCCACCGCCATGTGCGTCCACATATTCCTTGGTGGCCGCGTCATGGTCAGCGGTTGGCGTTGCCAGATTGACGATCTTCTGACCATTCAGATCCAGCGGCACCGTCAAGGCCGACAGCGCATCCGCAATTCCCTCTGCCGCAGCATCGCGTGTATGACCATCATTCGGCTGAGAAGCCGGTACCTGCGTCACGATCAGGTAGTTGATCAACTCAGGAACAATGCCGATCTTTTCCGTAACGACGCTAGGCGCCTCATCCAGCACCACTGCATCACCAGGGGCAATAATCCCCGTGTAAGGCGGCGGCAGCGTAATGGGCGACTGACTGTTGTTGCGGATCAGTGTCTTGGACATGTTCAAAAAGCCTCGCGCAGGTCGCGGATAAGGTCAGAGCGGGGGCTTAGGCAGTTGCGATGTTGACGTTGGGACCAACTTCAGCCTGGAGGACGATGTCATCCGCCGTAGCCAGCATACGGACTCGCACGATCACCACATGGATGCCCTGCGCCGACAGTTCAGGCGTGTTGCCCGACCGGCTGTCCACACTGTACGCCTCAATGCGCTGCGCTGCCGGATTGTTGGGCGAGAGCAGGCCGTTGAGGTAGGCCACCGTCTCGGAGTCGATGGTGTCCTTGAGCGCCGTGGTCAGGGGCAGTTTGGTGTACTTCTCGTAGGCGGCAGCCAGCGAGTCCTGAATCTCGTCAGCCATCCGGCGGCGGTTGATGTTCTTCTCGCCCGAGGTGATCGAGGAGGTGATGCCGCTCTGGAACACGGTGCCAGCCGTCCGATCAAAGCGAATGGCCGCAACGCCGTTCTGCTTGAACTGGATGTAGCTGGTCATCGAGAAGGCAGGCAGGCTGCCGCTCTGGAACCCGAGGATGGGAGCAAGACACAGCGGGACCGGATCAGTGGCCTGACCGGGGTTTCGCTCTGCTGCGAGGTTCGACAGGATGCTGGCCATGAACGAGTCGGCCCGCACGTCAAGGACGCCGTCGCTGGTGTAGGTGCCATCCGCCTTCTGAATGGAGTACCCAACCGCTGCGGGCTGCTGCACCTTCACGCCAGGCCAGCAGTAGACAACTCGCTCGCTGCGGGTTGCGCCCACGCCGGGGGCCGCGTCTCCCAGCACGGTAGCCTCAGTCACCTGAGAGATGGCCGGCGACACAACCGCCATTCGGCCCACGCCCTGCGAGGACGCCGAAAGAACGTGCGTGCGAAGGGCCGACCGGATCACGTCGCTGGTCCGTGCCGCGAACAGGATCGAGATATCGCGAGCAGGCGTCGAGTCTGCCAGCAGTGCGTCAAAGCACTCGCTGTAGAGAGCCTCAAGCGAGGACGAGGTCGCTGCGTTGGGAGCCTGCACCGCTGCGGTGTAGGTCAGAGCGCCACCAGCGCCCGGCATCGTACCGAGCCGCAGGCCGCTCAAGGGTGCCCAAGCAGATGCCGTTCCGGCCGGGGCCGCCACCGTAGCAGCGAGAGCCTGACCGGCAGAGATGGTGGCGTCCAGCGGGCGAGCCGGGAGCAGATAGCCGCTCTGTGCATCGTATGCAGCCGACGAGGTGTCGAACGAGGCTGCCGGGTGGATGCGGTAGGGCAGGTCCGAAACCGTCGTCCAAGTGATGTCAGAACCGTCAAGCGCCTCAACCTCAAGGGTGGTTGCCGTGACGCTCAGGATGCGGTAGGTGCCGGGAACGCCTGCGCCGCCGATGACGCCCACAACAAGAGCATCACCAGCCTGCGCGCCCTTATTGATGAAGTCGCCGGTCGCGCACTGGAAGGTGGCGGACGCGGCCGGTCCGCTAGCGTTCTGCTGCCCATCAATGCCCGAGGCGAAGGCAATGTCGCCCGTGAAGGCCACAGCCTTGCCCAGCTTGACGCGGTTTGCACCCTGCTTGAACTCAGTGCCAGCAGCCACCGTCGCAGCCTGCATAGGCACGATGGGAGTGGCGTTGGTGGCGCTCTTGTTGGTGGGCAGCTCGCGCCAAAGACGGGTGCCCTTGGACGAGGCCAGGTTCACGGGGCAGATCACAAGCTGGCTGAAACGGCGCCCGCTGACTGCCGCATAGCCGTTGCCGTCATCGCCGCCGAACTCGCCAAGGGTGGCGTCCCAGCCGCCGACCTTGTTGATCATGTCCTGCGCGCTGGTGACAACAACAGGCTGCGGCTTGGTGGTCACGTTGCCCGAGCCGTCCACGTTGACGGCATAGGTCATGTCAGCGAACTCGCCAACGATGCCCACAACGCCCGTGCTGACACCCTCAATGGTCGAAGGAGGCGTAGCGTCCACAATGACAACGCCCTCAATCTGGCTGATGACCTGAGTCGAGGGGAACGACTGAAAACGGCGGATGAAACTCATAGGGGAAAGCCTCCTAGCTATCGGACGTAGGTATCACGGGGGCTGGATAACGTCCACCTGCGCCCGTGGGTATGCATCGGGAAAGTCAAGCAGCCTGTAGGCTGTGACGTTTCCCTTGATGGTGAACTGCACGCGACGGTACTTGGCCATCGCATCATCGCTGCTGTCCACATACTGGCTGGACAGCAATTCGTAGGTCGCCGGGGCTGCGTGGTAGAAGGGCAGGATCAGCCGCATCCCGTACATCCAGTCCACGGGATTAAGCGCCTCCTCGACCATGGCCGCAAGATAGGACCGCTCCTTAGGATCGGTCGCCCACACGTCCAAAGTCAGATCCTGAGCAAACTCAGTGTAGGCGACTAGCCGCGTGTTGCCGCTGATCGTGGTCAAGAGCGAGGGCGTGAACCCTCGGTCGTAAACGCCAGCATCCGCACCAACCACCGCTGACGGGTACCGAACGGCATCTTCCGGCTCGGCCCAAGTGGTGTAGGTAGTCAGCTGGAGCTTGCGACCGCCGATCTCAATGCTCTGCTGCCCGATGTACTCAGCCAGACCTCGCGCAAGGGCCGTATGCACGTCCGTCTCGCGATAGCCGGTCAGGTGAATCAGCGTTTCCGGGTCGCGAATGAGTGCGGATTGTGGCTTTGCTCCAGGCTTCAACTGAACGCTGTTTCGCGTGGGCTGAAGAGGCGCAGGAGCAGGAGCGCCGCATGTCGGACAGCAGACACTCATGGGAACACCCGCCTTGCGGCCCGCTGAATTGCCTTCTCAACGGCTTCTTCAAGATAGAAAAACAGCGCGTCTGCTGTGCGTTCTGCGGTCAGGATCTTGCGCCCCGGAATTCCACGCTGGGCGATTTTTCGCGCCACAGGATAGGCCAGCTTCTTGGCTTGCCGATAGGGCAGTGAGAACTTCTTTTGCAGCCATTGCCGAATAGCTTGCACCGGAGGCATTCGACCTGGCTTGCGCCCGTACTCGATGTTGGGCGCATAGACCTTGGTGTTGTAGATCAAGACGCCCATGACCCCGGCCATGGTCATGCGCTTGGCCTTCCAATCCTTCAAGTACCGACCGGAAGCCACGGCACCATTATTGACCAGCGGCATGGCAGGCAACTTGGAGCGGCTACCCTTAACCGGAGCCGAGGAGGACGGATAGTGCGTCGGAGGCGCCGCCCTCACAGCCATCTGCATTACGTCCACGGCCGACTTGGCTACGTCCTTCAGTCCCTTGTATGCCTCGCGATTGACTTCCTGCCGATATCGCTCCAGCACACGCGGGATGCGGCTCAGACTGCGCGTGTCAATAATCCGACGCGCCGTAGCCATCAGTACGGACTCCCGTCGTTCCGCCGGTCGCTGTGCGACCTTTGCAGATTGACTCGCCACTGAAAGCCGCCAGCATCATAGGTGGGGGCGCTGGAGGCATAGAACCGCCGCCGAGGAGCGCCATCAGTCACCGACCCTGGAGTCGGGAACACCACCTCAAAGTAGTACTGCACGTCCGGATCAAGCGGGTTGCCGTCTGCGTCGTTGCCGGTCAGGTAGCCCTCGGCATACCGGCCAGAGATCTCCGTGACCTGACAAGCACCGATCTCGTCCAGCCCCACCGGCTGTACGATGCGAGTCACGCCGTCCAATCCCATGATGAGCGGCGTCGGCAGAATCGGCTCGTCAAAGACGACAAACTCCTGCCCCACGCCACGCTCGCCACCGCTCCACTTGGTCCGTACCATCCGGACCTCATAAGGGCGCAGCCCGAACTGCGTGGCAAGGTCGCGCAAGGAGTCCACAGTCGAGATGAGCTGACGTGCCAGCGTGCGCGACAAATCCAGCCCGTTCAACTGCGTGAACTGCGGCGTGTCGCACGCGCCCATGGCTTAGTTCCTCACCGGGATGCTGCCGGCGAACTTGGCACCATGGCGCTTGTAGCGGTTGCTGTAGGCGTAGAACGGCACACCCAAGATGTCTGCAAGGCGTCCGCCCCAGCGGTAGTACTCAGCCTCCAGCGCATCCGGCTCGTCTCGCCGCATGGTCAGGTTGTCGATGGACGAGGCCGCAAGGCGCGTCTGAGCATCCACCAGCCGACACTCAATCCCGTCCATCACGGACAGGATCTGCCGCACCTTGTCCTCGGCCACCGGCATGATGTACTGCATGGCCGACTCGACAAGGAACAGCGTCTGCGAGGGTCGAGGCAGGCCAAAGTTCAGCGCAACAGCAGGCGATACGCTAAGGTAGCCGAGGTGGTACCTTGTCCTCTGCTGCTCTTCTTCAGTTAGCGCCATGGCTCACCTCCTCTGACGTGCTGCTAGGCCACTGGCTCCAGCGTCACGCCCTGCTCCATGATACGCCGCAATCCGGCTGGACCATAGGAGGCTGCCGAAACCACTGTGCCGGCAGGCAGAAGCGTCATCTGTCCGAACAGCGACACGGTCTTGTCTTCCTTGACCACCCACTTGGTCGGAGCAGCGACCGGAGCGCCCTCCTGCGCGGCAACGCTCTCGGGAAGCACCTCGGCCTCAACCAGAGCCTGCGCCTCTGCGGCAGCGTCCACCTGGTCAGCCTCGACGGCCTCCACGGTGTCCTGCGATGCCACTTCCTTGCGCCGACGACCCATTGAAATCTCCATCCTCATCTCTGAGGGAAAGCGGCGCGGGGCCGGTCATAAACAGGAATCACGATTAACCGGGGTGACCGACCCCGTGGCGGGAGTAGTGATCCCAAACAGACCGACCCCGCAGACAAAGCCGATAGGACGAACGACGAGCCATGAAGGCGAGCGAGTCCTATCACCGCAGGATGGGGCGGCTCCAAGCGTAAAAACGCTGGGTTTGCCCCGACGCTGGACCACAAAGGGACCAGCAAAACCCGGTGCCGTGACAAGGGCCACCACAGGTGACCAAGCAACCGGGATCGCTCCAAGACGGAACAGTCAAGTCCCGAACATGAACCCACATCGTGGGTGGAGCGAAAAAGAAGGTGGGGCGCCCGCATCTAGATCAGGCAGGGCGCCCCACTTTGTGTGCTTACTCGCCGCTCATCACGACCGCGAAACGCTTATAGCGTGCCGCATCGCCAGTGGTGGCGTCGGTGCGAACCGGCCAGTCACCGATGAACTTCCAGGAGGTCGAAACCTGGTCCTGGAGGCGGTTCAGCGGCGAGCGCAGGATCAGCTGGATCCGCTCGGTGAAGACCTCGATGCTGTTGTTGGTCACGCGAGGCTCGCCCACCTTGCCGGTGAGGCCAGCGTCGGTGATCAGACCAGCGAGATCCTGATAGTACTCGTACACGCCACCCTGACCGGTGAACAGTGCGCGGTGGATCTTCACGCCGGCGGGGGTTCCGTCGTTGTAAAGTTCGCCAGCGAACGGGTCGTCCGGGGTGTAGGTCGCGGTCAGACCACCCTCAACCGTCTCGGGCAGCGGGCACTCCGAGTTACGGAAGAAGACGGTGTTCAGCAGCTCGCCAAGGGCGAACTGACGGTACATGTAGTAGTCGGGCAGCGAGGTGAGCAGCTGGCGCCACTCCTGATCACCGAAGACCTGAGCCTGTGCGGTCGGGTCAAGGTGGCAGTGGAAGCGGCCGTCTGCATGCTCCGGAACGTTCTCCTGCCAGAAGCGGGCAACCGCAGCGCGGATGTCCGACAGCTTCAGGGTGTCGTTGGAGCCGATGTCGTCAACGCTGTTGCCGCCACCGACGCGAACGATGAAGGAGCGGTCGGCGCTGTAGACGTAGCCACGATCAGCCACGGTCACGGGAGCCGAGAGGACGAGGACGCCAGGACCGATCTCGTCACCCGGAATGTCGGGCGAGAAGCCGATGACGTTGACGTTGACCGGAGCGGCCAGCGCAGAGTCATAGACGGTGATCGGGAGGGGGTTGTTGGTGCTGACGGTCGAGAAGCGCACGGCGCTGCCGGTCGGCAGGTCCGGACGGCGAGCGGTGGTGAAGCCGTTGAGGCGCTTCACGCGCAGGGCGCTGGTGGCAGCCTGAGCGCCATCCGACACGGTCCAGCCCGACTCAGCCGCGTTGTACATGCGATCACGCACGATGCGGTTGAGGGACTGACCAGCCGACATACCCAGCTGCGCCGCGTTCCGGAGGAACAGGTTGGCGATAGCCGCGATGCTGGTCGGCATGTTGGTGTCGATGGAGTCCGCGTACTGCTGGAGGGTCGCGGTCCACTGCTCAAACTGGTAGTTCGACGGAGCCGGATCGGAACCCGGAACCAGCGGCTTCATCTTGGGCTTGATGAGGCCGGCGCCCGTGAACACCATCGAGTCACCGACGTTCAGCGGGTAGTTCTGGACGGTGGCCTCGCCACGGAAGAGCAGGCGGGGAAAGAGAGCGTCGTGGAACGCACGCTCCAGGATGTTCTCCTGCACGATGGCCCGAATCTGGGGCGTTTGCAGGATGGTGCTAAAATCTGCCATCTGTCAGTCTCCTTGATAGGTCGCAACGGATATTCGGTGCGCCTTCAGTTTTCGTCAATCTAGGGGGCGTACAGACCCCGCATACGGAGGTAGTTCCGGTACTCGTCGGGCTTCATGGTGCGGACATCAACCTTGCCTGCCGCACCCTGCGCTGCCTGCACCGTGCCCGCCTTGGGAGCCGCAGGAGCAGCCCCAACGCCGGTTCCGGTGTTTGCCGGCACCACAGTCTCACCGAAAAGGTACGGATGGGTCGAACGAAGGGTGTCAAAGAACTTGCCCTCGTCAAACGCAGCCAGTGCCCTCTCGTCCTTGCCTTCCAGTTCCCGCTGAATCAGACGCACTGCGTAATCCACGTCCTTCACGCCCTTGCCCACAGCCGTCTCGCGAATAGCGAACTCGGCCTCCTTGGCCTCAAGGGTGCGCTGGAGCTTCCGGCGCTGTGCCTGCTCAGTGGCGAACTGCTTGGCCAAACGCTCCCGCTCACGCTGGAGTCGCTGCAACTGCTTGGTGTAGTCCGCGCCCGAGGAGGGCTGTGCAGCGGTCGTTGCCTGCACGTCTTCATCCATCTCCTCAACCACAGGAGCCTTCACCTGCTTGGCCGGCTGCGCTGCCTTGGCGGGAGGCGGATTGCGAGCCGCCGCCATAGCCGCAAGCGCATCGTCAAGGCTAGAGAAGCCAGCAGCCTTGAACTTGGCCTCCAGCTCAGTCATTGCCTCGCGCTTGCCGCGCTGCCGATGCTCCTCCTTCAGCTTGCCAATGGCGTGCTGGGGGAGGATCACGTTCTTGCCACCTGCGATGGTCGGCAGGGACACGTCTGCCGCGCCAGGAGCCGAAGTAACCTCCATGGTCGGGGCAAGCGAGGCCGCCACAGCATCCGCTGCGGTCACCTCGTTGGTGGGGTTGGTGTTCTCTTCCTGCATCTGCTCTCCTTCTCTCGCCTTTCCGACTATTCACCGCCGTCGTTAGCGTGGTGACGGTCGAAGTGCGAGCTTCTGCTAAGAATGATCAGCGGGCCGTGTCCCGTTGATCGGTGAACTGCTATCGCACACGGGCGGAAGGGAATCGCTGCGTCAGTCGATTAGATCGACGGCCAAGCGGTGTCGAGCGGGGTGGCCGAACGGGGCATGTAGCTGACCACCGCGCCGGTCACGTTCGCCTCAAAGGTCAGGGTCGCGCCGTCAGCCGACAGGGTGCAGACGGTGCCAGAGGCGGTGCCGCCCGCATCGGTCACGGTGCGAACGCCAGCAGCCGCAGCACCAGCAGTCACGCGCACGCTGAACACTGCCAGAGCCGGCGGGTCCAGAGTGATGGTGGCAGCCGCAGGCTGCGCCACAGTCGCGGTCTTAGGCTCGATCATGGTGCCGAAGTCAACCTTCGCCATCGCGTCAGCCAGAGTGTTGGGGTTGGCGCGGTTGAGCGCGCTCTTCAGAGTCTCAGCCATTGTCTTGCTCTCCAGGTTGGGGATGATTCCTAAGCCTTCTGGCCAAGGAAGTACTTAACGACCGTCTGCGTAGCGGGAGTCCGCTGCACCGTGACGGCCGTAATGTCTGCGGATGCGCTGGTCAATGCAAGGAAGGAATCGACCGGAATCGCCTGAGCGGAACCATCCGCCGAGGTGATCCGGACAATGACCTTCCCACCCACGCACTTGACGATCAGCGCATTGACGCCAGAAAGCCCGCCGAAAGGCAGGCTTGCAGGCGCGTCCGCGTTCAGCGTGATCTGCGAGGTCAGCTCTGTTCCCAGCATCATCGACTCGTTGATCGGAGCCGTGATCATGGGATCAGCAGAAGGCGACCCCGAGGCCGGGGTCGCCGTGTAGCTGCCTGCAAGTGTGAACTGGTCGGCCACTTACCGCTCGCCGCCGCCGCCACCCTTGATGACGAAGGGCGAAGGCATGGGAGCCATGGGCATCTGCTGCGTGGGCAGCTTGCTCTCGGTCGGCATGGCGGGCAGCTGATCTGCGTACTTGCCGGCCTTGGCGTCGTAGGCGTTCACTGCCTCGGCGTAAGCGCGGCCCTGTCCAACATTGCTGGTATCCATCTGTGACTCCTACTTGCCAGCCTTGAGGTTGGCGAACGGCATGGGGGTTCCCGGCAGGTGCATCGAGGCAGGTGCCGGGGGCGTGTCGCACACGCGGCTGTGGTACTTGCCGGCGGCAGCGTCATAGACGTTGACCACCTCAGGCATTGCGGGGCTGACGGCAGACGCCAGCTTGTCGTTGCTGTGCATGTTGATCCTCTACTTCTTGAGGTTGGCGAACGGGGTGGGCGTGTTGATCGAGCCGCCGGCACCGCCGACTGCCGGGGGCCGCTGGACATAGTGTCCCGTCGAGGCGCCAACCGGCACACCGGCAGTCGCATCGTACGGGATCGTTCCCTCAAAGCCGGAACGCTCGGTTCCGATCTCAAGGGCGCGCTTGCGGCTGGACCGCAAAGTGCCAGGGGAGGGAGGAGGAGTGTACGCCATGGTGAGCCTCTACTTCAGTCGGTAGGGAGCGCCGGGTGCCGTCAGCGCCCGAGGCTCAAAGTCCTTGATCGAGGTCATCGACAGGTCGCCCTTGGATGCGCGATCTGCTGCCTCAGGGGGCAGCGCGTACCATCGGCCCGTGTTGCCGTGGAAGTCCGCCTCGCGGTGCATGACACCGGGACGGATCTCAATGGGCTTGTCGAGCGGATAGGTCATTGCGACGGTGCGCGCCATAGTCCCTCCAGATTCCCCTAGCGCAGAGGAATCGTCAAACCACTAGATCCGCGAGGCCCAATAGAGCCAAGCAACGACAGAGGCGTCGTTCTCAATGCCACCGGCCTCTTCCAACTCTTCCACGAACTCATGGAGGTCGTCAGGATCAAGCGACGAGAGATGCTCCTTGATGCCGTTGACAACCTCGTCAGGCATTTCGTCCAGAGCCGACGCGATCTCTTCCTTCACGTCGTCTTCGATCTCGTCCAGCGCCGTGACGTAGATCTTGCTGGCGGCTGCCTGAATAGCCGGCGCGGCCTCAAAGAACGCCTTGAGGAAACCCTCATAGCCATCCTCAACGCCAGCCTCTTCCAGCGCCTCTGCGGCCTCATGGACAAACTCACCACCGCCCTCGTCCTCTTCCTCGTAGTCAGCAGGCTCATTGGCCTCCTTGACCTCAGACATGTAGGACTTCAGCAACTTGGGATCGACCGGCATTGGCAGCCCTCACAAAAAGTCAACAGCGGCACAATACGCCGTTGAGGGGAATATGTCACGCTGTCAAGCGATTAGCGAACAGGAACACGCTCGCCCCCTTGCCACAGGTACCCTGGAACACCCCATCCAGGTCGCCACGCATTGGTTACGCTACGATCATTGGGTCGATTAGGACTGCTGAAGTATGTCAAGTTCCACATACGCGCACTCACACGCGGGTCTGGCGGCATTACGAACACGCCAGACATGGCAGTCACCTGCCCATGCAGTACAAGAGAGTCGTTGCCGACACGATTATCCAACGGAGCGCCTGTAGCATCGTCCACAAGTTCACACCACCGCTTGCCGAGTCCCTTGAATTGCGGGCCGACCAGCGAGATCCCATCCGCCTGCGCCGTGTTAAACGCTGCCGCCATCTCTGTGTGAATAACTCGCTCGCTCTGCCACCACTCCTCGTCGGCAGCAGCGCGAACACGGTCAATCGCATCATCCGGAGTCTCGCCCATCGATAGCGCCGTTGCCAACGCCAACTCCATGGCCGAGGCCACCGCCTCCCCGAACCGGCGGTAGCTCCGCTCGTTGAGTGCGGCTAGTTGAGGTCGGCGCACTTCAACCAGCGAGGCATCCACCGCTGGGTCACCCAACGGAAGCGTGACTGACAAGCCAAAGGCGCGCCGCTCCTGCTCCTCAATCGTCTCAGCCACCTGCTCCAGCCCCTCCTCCTGCGCCTCCATCGAGATGGGCATGAATTGCTGGTGCAGTCGGCGGGCGATGACCTGCTGGGCCAGCCGCACCTGCTCCAGCAACTGCTGAACCTGAAGCGGCGTCAGCGGCTCCTTGTGAACTCCCCGAGCCATCTTGTGCAGGCGCCCCTCCAGGTCATCCTGCGCTCGGTCGTAGAACTTCTTGAGCGCCAGCACGCTGCGCCGGTCAAGAAGACGATCCAAGCGCGCCCGCCCCTTGGCGATGGAGGCTTGATAGGCGCGCAGGGCGGCTGTTTCTCGGGAAGCCATTAGAGCCTCGCTGGCGCGCTCGGAGGGGTGAGGGTGCTGTGGGACACGGGAGAGGGTGCGTTCGCGCGTCCTATGGCCTTTTACGGCCACGGACGGGCCGGTGGCGCGGCAGGCTGGAGTGAAGAGGGAGGCACAGTGCCTTGTTGAGGCTGGGTGAGGAGGGTTGGATCAGTCCAGCCTTCCTTGTGAAACAAAATCAGTCGCGGAGTGAAACTCCGCTTTCTGATGAAGAGCCGTAAGGCTCTTCAGAAGAAATAAGTTCTTGGTACTTATAGGCAGGTACACTTGATTTTCACCCGCGACACTTGATTATCGCTCCACAGGGTCCACTCCAGCCCTCAAAGCCACCAGCGACACTTGATTTTCTGGAGACTAAAAACGCCAGCTATTTCGCGGGGAAAGCCGGTTCTCCATGCGCCGGCCAGTAGAGGTTGCAGCAGCCATGTCGGGCGCTCACCGGAGCCTTGACCTTGGGGTTGCCGCAGCCTTCACCGTCGGTGTCGTAGCTGACACAAGCGCCGCACGCGAAGCCCTTGGCAGCCTCGTCCAACTCCATGTAGCCCACACTCTCGGAGAGGAGGCGCTTCAACTGGTCGTCCGTGGTGTCGGCACCATGCTCAAGCCGTTCACGCTGGGCGTCGAGGTCAGGCGCGGCCTTGCTCTCGCGCTCCTCACTTGACACAACTGGCAGCGGCTTTCGGCCGGGGCGGGCCTCAACGGTGGACAAGTAGGCAGACAGCTTCTTGGGATCAATGGCCATGGATGGTGCCTCTACGTCTCTGGCTGCGCCACGGGCAGCCCCTTGTCTCGCTCAGTAGCCACGTCGCCCTCGGGCATGACCTGGCTGGAGTCGATGCCCTCGGCTCTTGCTTGGTCATGAATGGCGTCATGGCAGGAATGGCAGATCACGGCGAGTGCGCCCGGCACGTTCTTGTGCCCCATGCGGCTGATGTACTTGGAGGACACCACGCCAGCCTTGTGGTGAACGGACAGGTCGTCCTGCCCACCGCACCGCTTGCAGCGCCACTCGTCTCGCCGCATCAGCCCCAGCACCAGGGAAGGAGGCAGCCCGCCATAGCCCTTAGAGTGCAAGGACGCTCCATGTGCCGCAGCCTCGGCTTGCAGCTTCTGAAGCGCCTTGGCCTCGTTGGGTGAGAGGTCAGGTTCAGGCTTGCGCTTGTGCGCCATGTAGCGGGCTGCCAACTCACCCATGGTCAGTCTCCGTAGCCGACGCGGATCTTGTCCTTCTTGCCCTCATCAATCTCAACCACAGCCCAGCTGGGCGCGCCACGCGCAGCATCCAGACGGGCCTGCGTCGAGCAGTGGCTGCACCAAGCGGTGTCGCTGGCCTTGATGTAGTCCTTGCCCGCCTCGTCGCCCTTGGACTCCTTGAACCGAATGGTCGGTAGCTTGCCGCTGCCATCAGGATTAGCCAGCATGATCTGCGCCATGAGGTTGGGCGCCTTCTTCATGGCCTCGTCCACCGGCATGAACACCCGAATGCGGATCGCACCAGGGGCGCCACAGCCGCTGCATCGCTTGCCGATGCCCCACTTCCGATGGGCCTCTTGCGGCGTCATCTGCCCCTTCATGAACTTCTGCCGATGCAGGATCTCCTGCTTGGGGGCCAGAGCCTCGGCGGGGGAGATGATCTTGGACTTGGTGTCGTCAGACATCAGGACTCCTCGGCGCGTGCGGAGGGCGCGCCGTACAGGTTTGCGATCTGCGCCCATCCTATACGATCCGAGCCGTCACCGAATGATAAAGCCCGATCATCAATGAACACGTCAGCCAAGGGCTTGCCCTGCAAGCCGTCATCGACCGCATCAAAGATGCCGGGCAACTCAGCTGCCACAAAGTCTAGCATCTGCCGATAGCGCGCCCAATGCAGCGTCTTGGATTGCGCCCACGTCGCCTCATGGGGGCGCTTCACTCCAGCCCGCACCAGCGGATCCCACTCGGAGGTGTAGAGCAGAGCGCGATTGGAGCGGGCGCTGTAGAGAAGCAGCGTATGCCCTGCCGCCTTGAGCGAGCGCAGCCCCTCCTTGGCACCAGGCATGAACTCCAGCGGCGTGGTGGTGTCAGCGTAGGACCGCTTGCGGCTGTCCACCACCACGTTGTCGAAGTCGATGGCCAGCAACATTATGACAACTCAGATGCGGGCACGTCATCCGGGTGCGCCACCTTGGCCGGCGCATCCACGTCATCCGACGGCAGCGGCGGGATCAGAGCAGCCGCGTCGGAGGAGAGCTTCAGCTTGCTCTCGCCCCACTCAGGGCTGGTCAGCCCCCGCATGAGTTCCTCGTCCAGCTTTTCGGCTGCCGCCTGCTTTTCCTGCTGGATCTTTCGAGCCATGGCTCGCGAGTCCTCAACAAGGAAGTAGGGGGCCACAAAGCCAACCGCCTGCTCATGATCAAGCAGCCCACCCAGCCGAGCGGTGGTGGCGGCCTGCACGGCCTTGAACGCCTCATCCAGCGACGGGTTGAAGTACGGCCCCCAGTTCAGGTTGATCATGGCCCCCTCATCCGGAGGCAGCCGCCGCTCTTCCCGAGTGGTGGACAGATCAGCCTGAGTCACGATGCGGGGCGGCAGCTTCACGAACTGCCGAACGATGCCGCCCTCCACAGCGCGGGGCTTCTCGATCATCCGGATGGCGCGGGTCATCATCTCCAGCAGGGGCTTGATGCACCGCTCACCGTACTGCTCGCGCAGCACGTCAGCCTTGGCCAGCATGGAGGCGTAGAGGCGCTCAATCTCCGTGGCCGTGCGTCGGCTGGAAGCGCCACCAGGCTGATCCAGAACGCACTGCGCGACCTCAAGCACCATCTCACGGAGGTACTTGACCATGTCCATCGCAGCCTTGATGCCGTGGCCGCTGATCTCCATGTAGTCGGCAGTTGAACCCTGCGGCAGCTTGAGGGCGTTCTTGCTGCCGGTCTTGATGCTGTCCAACTCGGCGTCGGTGATCAACTTCAGCGTCGGATCACAGGACGCCAGAATGCCCTGATTGGCCTGCGAGAGCAGTGCGTCGATCTGCTCGCACATGTCGTCCACACCCAGACAGTCAGGATCTCCGTCAATGTCGTCCTGCACCGGCAGGTTCTGCACCCAGACCACAGGGCAGAAGCCAAAGCCATGAACGACCTCGCGCTCGACCTCCCACTCAGGCTCCTCCTCCGTTACGGGAGTAGCCACGAAGAGGATGTCCCGCTCTTCGTCAATAATCCTTCTGTACCAGTAGGGACGCTGCACCCAGTAGCCTGTCTCCGGATCCTGCTCATCCACCGGAAACATGTACCGCTTCTCAATGCTGCGTAGCCTGAGAGCGTGGCGATCCTCAAACACCGGCTGGCACCAGCGGGGATCATGCACCTCAACCACCGGCTTTCCATCCACGAACTGGAAGCCAACAGCCGTCGATCCCATCGACCCGCCATAGGTCCGCGCCATGATCATGGCAGGCCACAAGCGGCTGACCTCGGCCAGCGTCCGGATGTAGTCCTCGGCCAACCCGTCACCCTCCACCCGAATGGCCGGATGCTTTCGGTCGCTGAACAACAGACCCGAAAAACGGTCCACGATCACCTTCCGCAGGTGATAGGGCGTCGTCGGTCGGCGGAACTTGAGCGGAAAGGTCGCACCCGCATCGTAGAAGCCAGGGGAAATGAATCCCGCAGAGGCGATAGCCTCGGCCTCGATCCCGCCCGTCCTCTCGGTCCCATCCCAATCGACCTTGCGAGCGTTGTACTGCTGGCCTCGATAGGCAGCCCAGAGCCGATTCATCTCCTGCTGACGAGGCGACAGCCCGAGGCGGGCCACCTTGGCCATCACCTCTGGAGCCAGCGCCGTCTGCATACGCCTTGCGGCATACGGCTCAGTCCTAGTCCCGCTGCTCATTCGTCTGCTCCATCGTTCCCAAAAGGACCAGCGCCTGCTCCAAGCTGGAAAGCGCCAACTGAATCGCCTGCCGCGCCTCTACCACTGCCGGGGGATGGACCGCCACCAAGGCCATCTCCGCTCCCCGTGTCGCCAAGGCTGCGTTCTGCAAGCAGAACCGCGCCAGCACCACAGGCGTCTCCGTCTCCTTGGGCAGTTTCTTCTGCGCCAAGTCGTGAGCCAGCGCCTGCTCCATCTCTTCCGTGGTCATCCCTTCCTCCCGTTGCCCACAATGCTATGGGTGCCGCCTAGCGAAGAGGACATAGCCCCAGGAGCCGCGCAGCAGGCAGCGCAGGGATCGCACAGCCCCACCCGCTGCTGACGACCCCCGCGCTCTCCTGTCATGACCGTGGCCACGCCCCACCGACGCGCCTCCCGCTCCCCGCACCTGTCGCACGGGTACCGCAAGGGGCCATCCTCCCGTGGAGGCTCTGCAAAGAAGGTATTGGATCGGCGTGTCACAGCACTTCCTAGCGGCGAAGGGTCGGAATGTACCCAACCTCGGCGCGGATATTACCTTGTCTTGCGGCTTCTCGCGCAAACCACAGCGCCATCAGCCGGTCGCCTGTATGCGATTTCGGGTCGTAGTACAACATCTCGTTGACCAGTGCCTCGACCTCGCTGTGCATTCGCCCATCGCGATTGGGAATAACCCACTTGCCAGCCGCCATCTCAGCCGCAATCGACTCAACACCGAACTCGGGATGCACTTTGTTTCGGCCCGTGGTGAACGGCTTGACCGGAATGGCCGAGGACGACCTCAAGAACTGAAGAATGAAGTCCTGGCTTGCGTTGTTCTCCACGAAGAAGATGCCCTGGTAGCGGTGGTGCAGTTCCTTGATCTTCTCAACGATCTGAGGACCAGCCAGACGCCCCGTCTCAATGTTCAGGATCTCCCGATCACCGTTGGGGTACACAAGGATGGTCACAAAGGCCGTCAGGTCGGCGCTGGAGTGCTGCTGCACCGCCAAGTCCACGCCCGTGTAGATCGAGCAGCCGGCCGGGGGCTGCGCTACCGCATTGACCAGATTGCGCCCGTTGCCCCGCATCATGCACAGGTCAACCCACTCTTTCTGGAACCGGCTCTCCGCGTCATCCCGTGCCTGGCACATCATCTGCCGAGCGAACTCAAGCGGGCCAAGCTCCTCCCGCTTCATGGTGATCCGCTCAAGCGGCCACCTCTCAGGCCAAGAGGACTCCCCCTCCTCCGTCAGCACCGGAAACCGGCGCGTGTGCCACAGAGGGTTCTTCTCAATCCGGTGCAGGAAGTCGTCCCGGTGGTAGGCGTTTCCCACCGAGATCACTCGCGCATGCTCCGTCAATCGACCAAACAGCGCCGAATGCACCCAGAGCCACAAGTCCTCACGTCCAGCAGGCGTCCGTGCGTTCTCGTAGTCCAGGATGTCGTCCAGCACCAACAGGTCGATACGCGCACCCGTGATGGCCCCATGCACGCCCGTTGACTGCACCGAGGGATCCTTGGGATGCCCCTTTCGCTGCACCGCCAACTGCGTCAGCGTCCATGGTCCCGTCGGATTGGGCTTCAGCTTGGGAAAGATCTCATGCAGCTCCTCGCTGCGCTCGATGTAGCTGGCAATCGACTTCAGCAGCTTCTGCGCCTGCATCATCGTGTTGCTCACGATCACGCAGCGCGTGTTGGGGTTCTTTCCCAACTCAAAAAGGATGCGGCCCACAGAAAGATTCTGACTTTTTGCAGCCTCTACATGAGAAATAATGTTGAGGCGCGGGTGCCGATCAGCCAAGCGGTGCCACTCACGATGCATGGGAGCCATCCGCACCGGAGTTCCCAGCAACTCGTCCTTCAGCACCATGGCGTTGAACGCAGCCCCATTCGTTCGCGCCAACTCAATCAGCTTCTCGCGGCTGGCCTTCATCATGGCCAGCTTGTCCGCATTCGGATTGGGCCTCGGGATGTCTCCCAGCCCGATCAGCTTGTTCTTGGGCCGTTTGCTCACCGACTGCTCCAGGTTCATCACCACACGTCCATTTTTAAATTTTTTGCCGGTTCTATTCGCGCCAAAACGCCAAAACCGTGAGGGTCGATTGGGTCATACCCCCCTCTCCACCTAGCCTTGGCTGGGTGCCGGGATCTCCTCGACATCTCCCTTGATCACGTTCAGCGTAGGCTTGCTCGGATCCCAAGCCTCGGCCTCCGCAGCTGCCTCTGCCAACTCAGCCGCCAACCGCTTGGCCTCACCAGGATCAAACGGCTCCGCGCTCACTGCCTTCTCGATGTTGATCAAGGCATCCGAACTGCTCCTCGCCCGACTCACCTCAAACACCTTCGCTCCCTGCAACGTCGCACTGTTCGCTGTCGTCGCCACCGCCTTCATGATCGACGCGATCTTCTCCATCATCGCCACAGCCTGAGTCGCTGACACTTCCCCCCGATCAATCTCCGTCTGCACGATCTCCACCAACCGGGGAGCCAACTCCACCAACTCCTGCACCGTAGGCTGAATCTTGTGCGCCGCCACCAAGGCCGAGGTCGCCGTTGCCGACGCTGCCCTCAAGTACCGGTTCGTCCTCTCGTACTCCTCCAACGCCTGCGCCCTCACATCACCCCGCAACGACGCCGCAAACGCCTCCGTCTCCTCCTTGATCGCCTTCTCCTTCTCTCTCTTCGCCGCCTCCCGCGCCTCCGTCTCCCTCTCTATGAGAGCCTGAATCGGCTCCCTCTTGATCTCCGGGTACCCCAACCCCCAAGCACGCCTCGCCGTGGCCCGATCACACACAGCCACCCGCGCAGCGTTCTTGATGTTCCCAGGCTGCTCCCGAAACGCGATCACCAACTTCTGCCACTTCTTGTCATCCAGTTTGCCCATAGCCCTATACCCTACACACCACGCTGCCCCCTTTCCACCACTTCCCCAGCACACCACCCCACCACCCCACCGACTCGCCACACAAAACCCCTTGTTTTCAGTCGGATCCTTAAAGGGTCGATTTTAAAACTTTCTGCACATATATGGCGGGGGGAGACACAACCCCCCTCCCCCCCCTGGGGGGGTGGCCCCTCCCCCTGTCGAAAGTGAACATTGTGGGGGAGTGAACACTTCCACTCAGTGGCGGCTACTCAGTGGCATCTATTGAGTGGCGTCTATTCAATAGCCCCCTCCCCCTGCCGGGTCGCTGGGGCGGTGCCTGGTACCAGCACCTAAAGCGGGGCGGCCTGCCCTAGTACATGAGGAGAGAGCTAGCGCCCCAGCTGGTGCTGGGTGGAGGAGCTAGAGGAGAGAGGGAGCGAGAGTCGAGGAGGAGGGAGAGGGAGAGTCGAGGAGGAGGAGGAGGAGGCGGGCTGGCCCATGCGAGGCTGGTGCGCCCTGCCTCCCCCGGCTGCGGCGCCCCCCGGCCCTGTCCGATCCAGTTGACATAATGTAGTGGGCGAGGATGCGGAAGGGATCTGGCGACCTACTCCCCTCCCCCAGACTTGATCCCCCTCTCCCCTCGACTAGCTCCCCTCTCCCCAGACTCCCCCGTCCAGCCCCCTAGCTTCCACGCTGCGCGGCTCGCTCTCATCGGGCTGGCTCTCTGCTCTACCCTCTAGCCCTATGCGCCTGCGGCGCACGGCTGGCGCTTTCGGCCCTCTCTCCTGTACTCCCTTGCTCGTTCCCTCTCTTCCTCTCTCCTCTCCTGTACCTACCTAGCCTTCCCTCTCTGCTCTCCTCTCTCTGTCCCTTCCTTCCCTCTCTAGTAGCAGGGGAGGTTTTTTCGTCGGCTCGACTACGGGGCAGGAGGAGCGGCCAGCCTTGCCTTAGCTGTACCAGGTGCGGTTCCCCTCCCTGCCAGCCCTGCCCCCCTAGCCACTCCTCTCGCTGCCATCCCTTGCGGCCTCGACTAGCCTCCACCGGACTGCCGTGGCGAGGGCTGGCGAGGTTGCCGCCTTGTCAGACAGTTGGCGTCAACGCCGCGTTTTTGGCGTCAGGAACTTGGCTTTCGCCAAAGTTCTGGCGCTTTTCGGCAGCCTCCTGCCAGCCTCTCCCCCCATGGTGAGATAGCGCCCCAGCCTCCGCTATCCCTTGTTTCCCGCTGCTTTCTAGCTTGTTTGGTGCGGCTTGCCTAGCTTGGCACGCCGACTGCTAAGGCTATCCGGCAGCGTGCGAGCGACGGGCTGAGCCGGTTGGCACGCTGCTAGCAGAGAGACGAAACAACCCCCTCGCAACGGAGACTCCCCATGACGCCCAGCAAAGCAGCTCAGCGCCGCGCGATTCGCATCCTGTGGGACGCGCTACAGGCTAAGGCGGCGGAAGAGGAGGCGAGTTTCGATAGCATCGGCATCGCCGCTACGAAGGCTAGCGGACTGTCGGCTGAAAAAGAGGCCGCACACAACGCATGGCGCGCCGCCTACATGGCTTACGAGGCTGGCCGCCCGACGAATGTGCAGCACCCCCTCACGCCCAACGGCAACCTGCGCCGCCGCTAGGCGCCTCCCTCCCCTCACCCTCTCACCGCAACGGAGACTCCCCATGGACACGCTGAAGCAGGAAGCCCTCAAGACCGCCATCGTCCTCGCCGTCCTCTCCCCTGCCATCGTGGCTGGCTGTTACTGGCTCTCGACGGGCCGGTCCATTCTCTCGTTGCTGGGCTGGTAGCTAGCGCGGCGCGTCAAACTGAAAGGTTGACACGCCTTAAGGGATGCACTACAACAACCGATAGACAAAACACAGCGCCCGATGGCGCACCTGGAGACTGACCATGGCGAACGGAACCCACCTCTTCTGCGTGACGCGGCACGGCGAGTCGGTGCGAGTGCTGGCCTCGACGTTTACTGGCGCGCTGCTGATCGCTGGCCGCCACTGGAAGATTCCGGCCTGCATGATGGCGGCCTCGCTGGTGTCGGGCAACGTCGTCGCCTCCGACTATCCGGAAGCGCTCTCCTCCGACAAGTCGCGCCTCGCTCCCGCTCCCCTGCTGGCCGGATATGTGGCCTTTTCGGGTCGTCAAGTCGTCGGCTGCGACTCCAGCCCTGACCGCCTGCTGGAGACGCTGGGCGAGACGTTCGACCTCGACTCTATCGACGTGCGCGGCGTGACGGAGCGAGTGCTGGCGCTAGTCGAGGCTGGCGTCGACCGGATCGACGTGACTCTGTCCGATCGCACGTCAGACGGCCCCGTCTACGACCTCTGCTAGCCTCCCCTCTCCCCTTGCCACCCTATCGCGCCCTAAGGCGCACCTGGAGACTCCCCATGACGAATGACAACCTCGCTGGCATCTGCATCCTCCTCACCTTCGCTGCTGCCATCGGCCTCCACCTCTATCTGTAGCAGTCGGCGCAGCGCGTCAAAAAGAAAAGGTTGACGCGCCATCGCAACTGGTCTACAAAGCACTCACACCCTCACCGCGCCTCATGGCGCTCCGGAGTTCCCATGTCCCGCATCGTCCTCGCCCTCGCCGCTCTCGCCCTCTCCCTCCCTGCCGCCGCCGCCCCCCGTGCCTGCCCCGGACGCGACGTGTTGCCCTTCCCGCTCCCCTCCGACGACGTGAGCGAGGGATGGGGAGACGACGACTACGAGCGGTGGGAGGCGCAGCAGTGGCGGACGTTCTGCCGTCTCCCCGCTGGCCGTTCCGCTTGCGAGTGCAAGAGCCGCTAGTTTTCCCTTTTGGTGCGCCGGATGGCGCTAGAGGTTCCCATGCCGTTTTATACGAGCATTCAAAAGGCTCTTGAGTCGCTGGACTCTGAGACGCTCCCCCCTGAGATGCTGCCCGCTGGCTGGATCGCCTACAGTGACGGCGGCTTAATTTGGGGCGTTGGCCGCACCCAGGAAATCGCAGAGAGCGATGCCGCACGCTGTGCGGAGGAAGCCTGCGTGCAACTGGACTGGTCGGGCGTCTACTGTGCGCGTGCGTCGGCGGCGTTGCTTGCCAGGGTCGTCGAGATGGGTGGCGACTTGCGATGGCGCATGGTCAATATCGACGGTCAAGCGGTAGCGGACGTGCGGCGCTAGCTAGTCCGCCGTCGCTGCGCCTTTTCGGATTCTGTCCGGAAGGGCGCAGCCGCGTCCGGATTACCCCGGCGAGTGTGCGCCAGATGGCGCTAGAGGTTCACTATGTCGAAACGTCCTAACTCCCCGACCGAGCCTGCGCCGGTCGTCTGTCCCCGTCACGGAATCGTGCATGATCGGCCTTGGACCCTTGAGGAACTGAAGGCCGCGCTTGCGGCGTCGGCTAAGGCCGACGCCGGGCTAGGGCGCTAGAGGGGGCGCTTCCTTTTCTGCCTGCTAGGACTCACCGCCAGCCGCGCCGCCCCGGTGCCGCTGGCCGTGCGCCTTGGCGTGTTTTACCTGGTGCTCTCCTCCGGTGTCGGGCCAGCGTCGTCGCACGTCTAGACCCTGCCGCGCCTCACGGGCGGCGGGCTGGCCGTGCCTTGCCCGCCTAACCTCTCACCGGCCGCACCAGGAGAGGAGCGCCCGCCGTCGGAAGGCGGCTGGCCGTCGCTGCTATCGAGCGCGGGCAGCGAGCCGGCCTCAAGCGAGGACCGCGACCCGGTCACCCTCCGGACGGCCGGCGACCGGACAACGGGAAACGAGAGACGGCCGTGAAGCCTCTATAAGCCCCGATCTCTCCCTCCCCCTGCATCCTACACTAGACCCCCTCCGTTAGGCGCTCTAAAGCCCCGGAAAGGCCGCTCCCGCCCTACTCTGCCCGCCAGCCCCCCGACCGCTCCCCGGCCCCGCCGACCTAACAGCCCCCGGCTAGCGGAACGGCTATTCAACAGCCGCCATTCAATAGAATGTTGAAAAACCAACAGATATTCAATGGACGCTACTGGAGGTCGGCCCACTTTTCGGCCAGTTTCGACCTGGTCGCCGGGCAGAAGTGAAATTGGCTATTTTTCACGCTATAGCGATCTCGTCCGTACCATTTTTTTCGAGGCCGGCCGGGCCAGGTTCTCTCCAGAAAAATTCTCCAGACTTTTTCCCAGACTTTTTTGGGAAAATTCCCAGAGAATTTCCAGAGAAATTCCCAGACTTTTTCGGGAGAATTTCCCAAAAATTCTGTCAGAATTTTCCTCAACTTTTCCTGACAAAATCTTGGAGAATTTCCAGAGAAATTCCCAGACTTTTTCCAGAGAATTTCCCAGCAATTTCTGGGAAAAATCCCAGAAAAATTCCCCAGAATTTTCCCCCGCTGACGCTGGAGGCTTACCCTGTTTTTGAGAAATGCCCGTGGGTCCAGCCGACAAAATTGAGCATGACGCGAAGGGTCAAAAGATAGACAACAAAAAGGTTGACGGCTCTCTGCCACATCAGTAGTGTTCGTCCATCACCGACGCGCCTCATGGCGCTTAGGAGTCTGAGATGGCCCGCACCAAGCGCACTGTCCTCAAGATCGTTGATGGTGGTGATTCCGCTCCGATGCCCGCGAGCGAGTCTGGTCAGTGTCTTTTCCCCCGTGACCACGCTGAACTGATGGAGCTTTTCCGCAAGCTCTCCCCGCTGCTGCCGGGTGCTAGCTGGTGGATGGCTCACGGCTACAACTCTGCCGGCGTCTACTGCTGGACGCTGGCGACCAGTGCCTCCGCTGCGCTGCTGTGTGAGGCCCACCGCGCTGTCCTGTAAAACCCGTGCTGCGCCACAGGGCGCATGGAGTCCGAGATGCCTGCCAAGCCCCCTCCACTGATCGGTTGTGTGTCCTGCGGTGCAGAGATGCGCCAGCCCTACAACGAGGGCTGCTGCCGCAGTTGCTACATCTCCTTTCATGCTGCGAACAACTTGCACCGGCTGACCGCCGCTGAGTGGGCGTTCGCTGAAAGCCGGCAGATGATCCGTAGCAAGAAGCACAAGAAGCAGTAGTCTCCCGCCCCGTTCCCTTGATGCGCCTTATGGCGCTGGAGTCGAAGATGAACCTCTCCCTTGAGCAATCTGCCGTTCTGTCCCGCGTGGCCACTCAGGTGGCCCGCAGCTATCACCGCACGCACCCGTGGCTGGATACCGCCGACCTCGTCAGCGAGGCGTGGGTCGCCATGCTGGAGGCGCTGCCCCGCTACCAGCCCGAGGCGGGTGACCTTGGCGGCTACCTCTACCCCTGCGCCTCCCGTGCGGTGAAGAGCCTCTGCTGGCGTCTGAGCGTGGCTGCCAACATCCCCCAGCGCAGCGCAACTCCTCAGGTGATCGGCCGGATGCGTGCTGCCTCCGTGTCGGATGAGACTCTGACCGTGGTGGCGGCTGATCAGCTGTCAGCCGATGACGCCCTCGACAAGGCCGAGCGCGACCAGGTGCTGGCCCTGCTGGTGGCCGAGCATCTGGCTGCCGGCCGTCACGGTGAGGCTGTGCGCGCTGTGCTGACCGGAGAGGCCAAGAGCGCCGAGGTGGCCGAGGCTACCGGCATTCCTGTCACCGCCCTCTACGAGGCCACCAAGCAGGCCAAGCGCCGCATGGCTGCCGATCCCCGGATCAAGGAGATGCTCTAATGCGTATCGAGGTCGATTGCGCCACCGCCAAGGTCGTCCAGTACACCCCAGAGGAGATGGAGTGGCTCTCCGAGTACCTCACCTTCGCTGACCCTCAGGCCCGCTTCACCAACGGCAGCCCCGTGGTGGAGTTGGTCAACCGGATCGACAATTCGTTCCCAAGCGGCTTTGCCGGCAAGGTCAAGAAGGCAGGGGCAACCCGCACCCACCTGAGCGGACGGCTTGATCCCGTCGAGGTGGAGTTGGTGGACGTGAGGCAGAAGCCGCCGCCGAGGGTGGAGGCTGACCTCTCCTACCTCCGCGACTACCAGGTGCAGGCGGTGGAGGCTGCGCTCACTCGGACTCGCGGAATCATTCAGATGCCCACAGGAGCAGGCAAGAGCGTGGCGGCTGCCGGGATCCTCGCCTCCGTGCCGGATGCCCGCTGGCTGATCCTGGTCCCTCAGTCCGACCTGCTGGAGCAGTTCGCCAAGCACATCAGGGAGCGGCTGGGCGTGGAGCCGGGGATCATCGGAGACGGCGTCTGGAACCCGCAGCAGATCACCGTGGCCACATTCCAGACCTTGAGCCGGCGCATGAGCAAGGCCAAGGACCGAGCAGCCTATGCCTACATGGCCAGCGTGCAAGGCATGATCTGCGACGAGGCCCACAGCGTAGCTGCTGGCACCTTCTCGTTCGTCAGCAGCAAGGCCATCAACGCCTACTACCGGATCGGCATCTCGGCCACCCCGCTGGACCGGAGCGACCGAAAGAGTTTGTTCGTGCTGGGCCAGTTCGGAGGGATCATTCACAAGACCAGCAGCGCGGAACTCAGGGCGCGAGGCTTCCTCGCTGATGCCACGATCAAGATGGTCCGGGTGGAGCAGGGCAGCAACGCCCCAACGTGGCCTGGTGTCTATGGCGAGTGCGTGGTCCGCTCCAAGGTCCGGAACGCTGCCGTGGTGGCGATGGCACGGCAGGCAGCCAAGCCGGCGCTGGTCTTCGTCTCCCAGGTCAATCAAGGCAGGACGCTGCTGGCGATGGCCAAGAAGGCAGGGCTGCGGCCTGAGTTGGTCTGGGGTGAGGACGACACCGAGGAGCGCCGACAGGCCATCAAGGGCTTGGTCGAGGGCAAGTTGGACGTGATCGTGTGCAGCAACGTCTTCGCCCAAGGCGTGGACATTCCCAGCCTCGCCTCCGTGGTCAACGCTGCCGGCGGGCAGAGCGTGATCCTGACCCTCCAGCGGCTGGGGCGTGCCACCCGTGTCACCAAGGACAAAAAGACCTTTGAGGCGTGGGACGTGTTGGATGACGGGAACCGCTACTTGGCCAAGCACGGGCGGGCGCGAAAGGACGTGTACGAGCGGGAGGGCTTCAAGGTCGAGGTGCTGGAGGTGGGCCAGATCGGCGTGGAGCAGCCCGACCCCCGCAAGGATGGGCATGGCTTCACGCTGGGCAGCGCAGCGCAGGCTGCCTATCGGGCCGAGCTGCGACGGCAGGCGCTCCAGGATCTCGCTGGCGTGGACAAGCTCCGCAACCCCCGGCGCGGCAAGGTGATGAGGGCGCATGAGGTGGTGGGCTACAGCTGCACCGTCTGCGGCGCACCCTCCGACAACCTGCCCCCTGCCTGCCCCGGCTATCACCCCGAGGAGGAGGCGCAGCGTCGTCTGATCTAAGTTGTTGACACGTTCACGCCGATAGCCTAGAAGCAACCTTACAGGTAGCCGCTACCAGCACCTGCAACTAGCCGATGCGCCTCATGGCGCTGGAGACAACCTCATGAACATCTTTGTTCTGGACCGTGATCCCGTCACCGCTGCTCGGATGCAGTGCGACAAGCACCTCGTCAAGATGGTGCTGGAAACGGCGCAGCTGTTGTGCAGCGCCTTTCCGCAGGGTGTCGCCCCCTACAAGCGGACCCACCACAACCACCCCTGCGCGGTGTGGGCGCGCACCAGCCTGACCAACTACGCATGGCTGCTGGTGCATGGCATGGCGCTGGCTGACGAGTACACCCATCGATTCGGCAAGATTCACAAGAGCCGCGCGGTCATGCAGTGGTGCGCCGATCAGGTCATCGCGCTTGCTGACTCGTTGCCGAATGCGGGGCTGACCGCGTTTGCTCTGGCCATGCCCGACGAGTTCAAGTGCGACGATCCGGTCGAGGCGTACCGCGCCTACTACCGTGGCGCCAAGGCCAGCATCGCCAAGTGGGCCAAGGGGCGTCCTGCCCCGACTTGGTGGGCCGCTGTCGCCGTTTGACGACCCGCCCCCTGTCTGTACTCGATCAACAACCGATCATGCGCCTGAGGGCGCGGGAGGGCCGTCTATGGCCAAGTTCAACGGCAGGGTGTCTCTGGTGGACTTCAAGAAGGTGGCAGGGCGGGTAGAGGTCTACGGGACCGCCGACTACGAGTGGAGGCAGGCTCTGGAGCGGGCACGGACTTGGCGGCGCGCTGCTGCCGTCCTGCCGTCCCGTCACCCCATGCTGGCCATCGCCAGCGGCGAGGAGGTCTGAGATGGAAGGGATCGATGGGCAGATGTTCTGGATGGGAGTCTCGCTGCGGATCGCCGTCGGTGTCTGCCTCGGCGTGATCGGAGCCTGGCTGATCCGAGGCGCGGTGCGGCTGGTATTTGCCAGCATCAAGTGGCTGGCCTATCGGATCGAGGGACTGCTGCGAGGCTACTGATCCGCAGGCTGGATGGGGCGCAACCTTGACGCCGCAAGTCGGGGTTGCGTTCCGTCGGTGCCTACACTAGAGTGAGCCTAACGCTGTCAAGCCTTGCAGGGGTGCGGGGATTGATGGTGGTCACGAAGAAAGCAGGCACGGTTCGCCGGCAGGGCGAACGTGCTTGGTGGCTTATCGGGTAGGGAAAAAGGGTTAGCTTGCTTCCCCTGTGACGCCCCTCCCCGATCACCCCCCTAGCGCAACCAGCGTGCCTCCGGGCACGTTCGCCCTGCCGGTGAATCGAGGAGAGCGTGCCTTCCCTACAACTGACTGATGATCAAGGTCGCTGGATCATCCCGCGCCGCCCGATACCTCGACGGACTGAGGGCATCGCCAAGGTCGTGGAGCGTGAGCAGCGCGAGGTGCGCCTTTCCTCAGCGAAGGCCGACGCCATCCTCCCGGCCACCCTGCTCCAGAAGAAGCTGGGCCGCTCCACCTTTCGGCTGTGGGCCACCCTGCTCACCCTCCGCAACGGGGAGTGCGAGACGCACCCGTCCGTTCCTGGGCTGGTCAAGGCCACCGGCCTCGGGCTGGAGCAGGTCCGCAAGAGCCTTGCCCGCCTCCGCGAGTTCAAGCTGGTGGACGACAAGGGCTTCACCTACCGCAGGGTTCCCTGCCGGTGCGATCCCGATCTGGGGCCGCACATGCACAAGGTCTACGTCCGGAAGGTGCTGGGCATCCTCAAGGCCACCCCCGACGGCCAGACCCAGAACGCGCTGGTGCCGCGTGAGACTGCACGGCTGGTGAAGGAAGCCGCCGGTCAGGGCGGCGTGCGCCCCGGCGCTGGCCGTCCCAAGGGAGCCAAGGACAGCGCCCCTCGGCAGGCAATCAAACGTCTCCCCGGAAAATCAAACATACCTGCCTATAAGTACCAAGATCTTATTTCTTCTGAAGAGCCTACGGCTCTTCATCAGAAATGCGGAGTTTCACTCCGCGTGCGTTCTTTATCTACAGAGAGGGCTGGAAAGGAGAGGAAGAATCCCTTGAGGTACCCTCTCCCCATCCTTCTCGGCACCCTCACACCCAGCGAAGGGGAGGCACCCATGCCCAACTTCACCCAGCCAAGCGACAGCGCACCCGCCCCGGCCCTTCCGGTCAGGCGCAGCGCGCCCGAGGCGCAGCCCGCGCCGGCCTCCGCATGGGCCGACGGCGTGGAGGTGGATCTCTTCTCGGTGCTGGGTGGCGAGGGTGGCCCCAAGTGCATCACGCTGGGCGGTGGCTACAAGGGGCCGCAGCAGCGGTACACCAGCGAGGACATGCGCGCCGCCTCGCAGCTCGCCAACGAGATCCAAGTGCTGCGGGTGCCTGCCCCTCCGAAGGTGGAGGCGTCCCACAGCGAGAACGAGCGGCTGGCGCTGCTCAAGGCGGCCTATCGGGCCGTGCATGAGAAGGTGTTGCGAACGGACTTCTGGCGTCCCGCCAAGGCGCAGTCGGCCAAGGAGCGGGCGGCGCTGCTGGAGGCGGCGCAGGCTCTTGAGGCTGAGAACATCAGCCCGACAGCCTGGGCGCGGTTTTCTTTCTACCAGTGGGCCTCGATGACCAAAAAGGGAGCGCCTAGCCCTAGATGGGTGTGGAGCGCCGTGCGGATCCATGAGCATGCGGGCTGGTGCCATGAAGCCGTCGGCACGCTGAACACGGCGCAGCCGGTGCCGCTGCCGGCGGTGCGGACGCTGATGGAGCGGCTGGACACCCTCCGCAAGAAGCTGGGTTGGGGCCGCCCGACCTCTGAGGTAGTGTCCGCAGTCCTGCCCGACTCCGAGCGGAAGGTGCTGCTGGCGCAGCAGGCACGGCAGCGAGAGGCAGCACAGCAGGACGTTGAACGCCGCATCCGTAGCCGTAGCGGCGAGTGGATGTGGGGGTAAACAATGGCGACCTTGAAGGCGATTCCCGGCGGGCAGGGCAGCGGCGCAGTCACCTCTGGCGTGGAGCCTTACGGCCTCCTGCCTGAGTTTGAGCGGGCGCTCATCTACTTCTGCTGCTCCAACCGCGATGTCTACTCCCGAGTCGGGGCGCGGCTCGACCCCAAGGCGCTCACCAGCAAGGTCGGTGTCCAGCTACTCAAGGCGGCGCAGGCCATCGCTGGGGAGTTGGGTGAGGGTCCGACCTCGACGCTCTCCGTGGTGCAGCGCCTCCGGTCCTGGCGCGAGGAGGGCAAGACGACCATCGAGCAGGTGCAGGAAGCCGTCGAGTATCTGGACGAGGCCGAGGACGCTGGCCTGCCCAATCCTGCCGAGGTGGTGGCCGAGGTGGCCAACCTCCTCAAGAAGCGCGCCAAGCGAGAGGTGGTCAAGAAGGCCATGGACACCATGGCTAAGGGCGGCGACTTCGCCAAGCTAGGTCAGGAGATCGCTGCCACCGAGCGGATCGGTGAGAGCCGCGTGACCATGGGCGAGACGCTTCACGGCTCCCTGCTGGACGAGATCGTGGCAGCCAACAGCGCGACCAGGTTCCCCACCGGCTGCCTTGAATTGGATGGCGTGATCGGAGGCGGACTGCCTCAGGGCTACACTCTGTTCCTTGGGCGCGAGAAGTCAGGCAAGAGCATGGTGCTGTCGAGCGTTGCGGCCGAGGCTTTGTGGAACGGGCGCAACGTCGCCATCGCCACCCTTGAACTGGACGCGAAGAAGCAGCTGGAGCGCATCATCGCCAACCTGACCGGCTGCCTGTTGGACGAGGTGCAGCGAGGCGATCCGCTGGTGCGCCGTCGCATGGACAAGCTGCTGCCCCGGCTGGGCAAGATCAGCGTGATGCGGTTTGCCCCCGAGACTCCGGTGGGAGAGATCACCCGCTGGGTGGAGCAGCTACAGGAAGAGTGGAAGGCTCCGCTCAATCTGCTGGTCGTGGACTACGTTGACCTCGTCGGTGCGGGCAAGGGCGGCAAGAGCGACGAGGGCGACTACAAGGCTCAGAAGACGGTGGGCAATGCCTTCCGCGACCATGCCCTCAACCACAAGTACCATGTGATCAGCGCATCGCAGGGCAAGCGCGGGACCGGATCGGCTGGCAAGCCTCTGGACATGGACGATGCCGCCGACTCTCAGCACAAGGTCCGCATCGCTGATCTGGTCATCGCCATGCGGATGGAGTTGGACGCCAAGGACTTGGTCGATTGGTTCGTAATCCTGAACCGTGACGGAACCGACCGAGTGGGGACCGGCTCCCTGCCGGCAGCCCGTGCGATGGCCCGGATGTTTCCCGTTGTCCGAGAGGAGCCGTGGTGATGAAGCGTTCAGCCGTCAAACTGTTTTGGAGGGTCGGCGGCATCGAAGGGCAGGGCTATGAGGTTTCCCTGTTTGATCCGTTTGATCCGTACAGCGTACCCTTCTGCATTTTGCCGCAGGATGCAAGGCCGTGGGCGCTGCCGCAGGATCTAACGCCTGTTTCATGGGCCACCAAGGAAGAGGCCCGCGAGGCTGCTGTGGCTGCCCTGCGTGATCTGGCTGATCGGATCGAGAGGGGGGATAAGTGACCCGCAGCAAGTTGACGGTCATCCCTTGCGAGCTTGTGGATGCCAATGCCTTCGTGGCCCAGCATCACAGGCACCACAAGCCGGTGCCAGGTCACAAGTTCTCTCTGGCTGTGTGCGACGAGACTGACACGATCCGAGGCGTTGCTATCGTCGGTCGCCCTGTAGCGCGTCACCTCGACACCGGGTGGACGTTGGAAGTCAACCGCGTGGCCACGGATGGATGTCCTAACGCCTGCTCTGCGCTCTATGGGGCAGCGCGGCGTGCAGCCTTTGCCTTGGGCTACCGCAAGCTCGTCACCTACACGCTGCCGGAAGAGGGCGGCGCTTCTTTGCGGGGGGCGGGCTGGAAGTGCATTGGTGAGGCGGGGGGGTGGCATGGTCATGCAAGAGTCGTCCGCGAGTAGACCGCCACCCACTCCAGACCAAGCTACGCTGGGAGGTTGAGCCGTGAATCGCACTGAGAAGGAGGCCATCGTCCGTGCGGCCATCTCGACGGGAAAGCCCAGGGCCGGCTGGCTCCGCGCCCATTGCCCCTTCTGCCAAGGGCGCGACGACTCTTTCAGCTACAACCCCGAAACCAGCTATTACCACTGCTTTCGCTGTCCGGTGCGCGGCAAGCTGGACGGGGATGCCGAGGAGTTCAAGCCAATCCCCGCCACCCCCGACGAGCAACAGCGCGAGCTGGACAACCTCACCCGCCCGCCGGATGGCTTCTGCCTGCTGGCCGGGGATGACTCCGAGACTCTGGCCCCTGCCCGTGACTACATGCACGGGCGCGGCATCCCCGAGCGAGTCTGGCATGAGGCCCAGGTCGGGGCGTGCATCTACGGAAAGTACGCCGGCAGGATCGTGATTCCTAACCTCCGGTCGGATGGCAGCTGGTACGGCTACACCACCCGAGCCTATGACAAGGGAGTGCCGAAGAAGGCCGCGTATCGCTACCCATCCGGAACCTGGCGCGGGGACGTGCTGCACAACCAGAACGCGCTGTGGGAGGACACGGACGAACACCTCTACATCGTGGAGGGTGCCTTCGACTCCCTGTTCCTTTGGCCGCATGCGGTGGCGGTGCTGGGGATGCCCAGCGAGAAGCAGATCCTGCTGCTCTCCAAGAGCAAGCGCCCGCTGGTCGTGGTGCTGGACGCTGATGCTTGGGAAAAGGGCTATGCCCTCTCCATGAGGCTGCGGCTGGAAGGGTGCAGGGCTGGCTGCGTGAAGCTGCTCGACGGGGCAGATCCCGACGAGGTGGATCGCTCCGACCTGTGGGAGTGGGCGCAGGCGAGCCTTGGCGGCTGATCGAAGAAACTTCAGCGGCTCACCGAAAACCGGAGCGACTGCGCTAGAGGGAAGGCACGGAGGTTGGCATGCGTCAGACAAGGAAGGCTGAGAAGGGCATCAACGCGCTTGCGATCATGCTTGGCGTGGATGCGAGTGCGATCTCGTTTGTTCCCCCGGTTGAAGTTGAGTGGCATTCGCAGTCCACCATCAAGTGGGCGCGACCGAAGGGCATGGCAGCCGACGAATACAGGCGGCAGCTGTTCCTTGAGCGACTGCGCGCCAAGGTTGATGACGTGCCTCGGTTGGTGGCGCACCTGGAGGATCGTCTCAAGCTGCCGGTCGCACAGGTGCTGCTGGCTGCCTGTGAGAGCGCCTACGAGCGCGTCTGCGTTAACCGTGGATTCGGCGAGGGTGGCTACTTGGTCACGCTCAAGGATGTGCCCAGCCTCAAGCCGGAAGAGTTGAAGGCGACTGTCAAAGCCTTGGGCAGCGTGCGGGTGCAGAGCTTTCACGGTAGCAGCGGCAACGTCGCTTCCGGCTGGTGGAGGCATGACGGGAAGGAAGCAACCGTCACTCTGCTTGGAATTCTTGAGCCGACTTCACACACCTACCCCCAAGAGGGCGACGGGATGGGCTGGGAGGACGGGGATGCGCGCAAGGTCCGCGATGCGCTGTACCGTCGCATCGTGTCTGGTCTGCGCCAGCTTGTGATGGGGGTGTCGGCATGACCAACGAACAACTGGCAGAGATCAAGAAGCGGCGTGATTTGTCAGAGCCTGGCCCATGGGTGACTGGCGGCAACGCCCTCAACAGAAAGCACATTCTTGTCGCAGGCACCCACGATACGGTGGCGGTTGTCTACCTCGACGCCATCGAAAAGGTGTTTGCCTATCCGCATGAGGCGCTTGCCAGCACCGCCGAGTTCATCGCCCACGCACCTCAGGACATCGACGCGCTGCTGGCTGAGGTGGAGCGGCTGCGTCGGCATCTGGGAGAGATCCCTTGAGCCGAGACATCATCATCTGGACCCCCGGCAACAGCCGCATCTGGTGGGCCTGTCCCAGTTGCAAGGTGGAGGCGGGTGTCACCCTGCCGGTCAGCCTGTCCGAGATGACCAAGCGGATCGACAAGTTCACGCAAGACCACAAAGAGTGCGCCTCCAAGGCGCAGGAGGGTACGGCATGGCGCGGCTGAAGATCACCATCGAAGGGGAGATGTCTCCCGAAGAGGTCAAGCGGTACATCATGACTGCATGGGCTGGACTGCCACATGATGTCGCGGTGTCCGAGGTGGATCTGCGCGAGCCTGCTGGCACCGTAGAGGTGCCACCTCCCGCTGCCCCTGTGCCTGCTCCGGAGCAGGTGGTGGAGGCTGCCGCTCCTGCTGCTGTGGTCGAGGCTCCCGCCCCCACATCCAGCGGATCGCTGGTGGAGACTCTGGCAGCGCACAAGAAGCTCTCGCAGGTTCTCGCCTCCATCGTGGAGAGCGGGCTGGCTACTGACCTCCCGTCGGTTGTGGCGCTGTGCCGCAACCTTCAGTCCGAGGTTCCCATCCTTGAGCGCCTTGGTGCGGGTCTTGAGGATCGTGTCACTCGCACCTGGGCAGGTATGCAATGAGCGAAGAGAACACCGTCCCGACCACCACCGCGAAGGCCACTCCTCCCCCGAGTCACGGGGAGATGTTCTTCCGGTACATCGCCGCCATGGCCCAGACGGCTGGCATCCAGGCATTCACCCTTGCCATCGCCGTTCCCAAGGAGGACGGGACCAGCGCGGTCATGGCTGTGGCTGCCGGGGCCAACGGCACCAGCCGCGAGTGGCAGCTGGAGACGGCCAAGCTGCTGGGTGAGCAGGCCACGGCTGCCACCAAGGCCATCATCGCTCCCGAGGCCGACAAGCCTGAGGTCGTCTAAATGACCCGCAGCCTGCCCATCTATAAGCCCGCCCTCACCGTCCTCGACGGCGTGGAGGGGCTGCTCCCCGATAAGGACTGCTCTCGCTGCGGCCATTCCGCTGGCCCCGGTAAGGCATGTCTCCCTTGGGAGGGCGAGGTGGGCGGGCTGCTGGTCGTGGACTCCTACCCTTCCCGCCCTGAGGCTGCCAGCCGCAGGCACCTCATGGGAACTCTGGGATCCAAGCTGCGGCAGATGGCGCAGAGCGCGGGCATGCCCATCGCCTTCACGGCTGCGCTGCGCTGTCCTCCGAAGACCGCCGTGATCGGTGAGGGTGCGGCAGCCCTTGTTCCCGGCATCGACCAGTGCCGTCCGTACCTTGTCCGTACGCTGGAGGAGGTGAAGCCCCAGAAGATCATCGCGCTGGGCGCTCCCGCCATCTACGCTCTGACCGGGGCGAGCGTGATCCCCTCAACCACCCGCAAGGGGTTTGCGTGGTTGCACCTGGTTCACGGTTGGACTCCGGTGTTCTACGGCATCAGCCCTGCCCTCGCCTCGCGTAACAAGTTCCTCACCGCTTGGCTGGAGGAGGACTTCTCGGCCGCCTGCATCAACGCGGCACCCACCGAGCCGCCGGTTCCCGGTGAGACATGGGCGCATCTGGTCAGCACTCCTGAGGATGCAGCCATCGCCCTCAAGGCTGTGGCCTGCTCCCGCTGGACGGCCGTGGACTGCGAGTGGGCTGGCCGTCCCTATGATCGGGACTTCAAGCTCCTGTCGCTGGCCATGACACCAGCCCCGCACATCTATCGCGACGGCATGCCGCCTAACCTCACAGACGATGCCGCGAACGAGGCTTGGGTCTGGACTAACGAGGGGCTACGCAACCCCCAGGTCCGCTCCCTGCTTGCTGGCTGGCTGCGCGATCCCAAGCACAAGAAGGTGGGCAGCTACTTCAAGGCCGACACCGTGGCGCTGCACTCAGCCCTTGGCATCTGGACCCGTGGTGTCACCTTTGACACCAGGCTCCTGCGCCGGCTCATGGACGCCGAGGCATCCGGCAAGCTGGCCGACATGGCGCACCTCGTCGGGCGTGGAGGCCACAAGGACGAACTCAAGGACGCCATGAAGGAGGCCGTCACCGCCTACAGGAGGGCAGCCTCCAAGGGCAGCGGCGGCCTGTTCAAGATCCCCCTTCCCGGTCTGGCCGAGCAGTCCCACGCCGACAAGATCATGGCCGGTGCCGAGGTGGAGACATACGGCTTTGCCTTTGTCGATCCCGACCTCCTCTACCGCTACAACGCAGCCGACACGGTTGTGACCTCGCTAGTGGGCGGGCTTCTGGAGTACTGGCTGGCCCAAGAGCCGGAAGGCATGCAGCGGGTGGCCCGAGAGATCGTGACCCCTGCCGGTGATGCCTATGCCCGCATCGAGAGTTGGGGGCTGCGGGTGGATCGGGACGCGCTCCAAAACGTCGGCACTTATCTGGATATGCAGACGGAAAGTCTGGTGGAGCGGCTGCGCCCTTATGGGTACGACCCATCAAGCCCTGACACCAGCGAGTTCAACCCTGGCTCCCCTCAGAAGATCGGCAAGCTGCTCTTCGACACCCTCAAGCTCAAGAGCGACCGGCTGACTGACAAGGGCGCGCAGGCCACCGATGCGGAGGCGCTGGAGGCGCTGGCTGACCAGCACCCGGTGGTCAGGGACATCCTCACATGGCGCAGCCTGACCAAGATGCGCGGCAGCTATGTGGACAATATGCTTGGCTACATCCGCGACGATGGGCGTGTCCATCCCTCGATTCATCCTGACGGTGCGCGTACTGGACGCACCTCGTCTAGTCATCCGAACCTCCAGGTCATGCCTTCGGTGGAGTCCAGCGACCCGATGCAGGCTGAGATGGCGCGGATGTACCGCTCATGCTTTGCCCCACCCGAGGGCTATTCGCTGATGGAGGTGGACTACAGCCAGCTTGAGCTGCGCGTGGCTGCTGATCTGTCCGGTGATCCAGACATGCTCGCCATCTTCAAGGACGGTAAGGACTTCCACATGCAGACGGCGCTGCTGCTGTCTAAGGCCATGTGGAACATCCCGCCGGAAGAGGTCACGGACACGCACCGCCGAGAGGTGAAACCCTATGTTTTCGGCCTGCTCTACGACGATTCTCCCTATGGGCTGGCGATGCGGGTGGGCGTCGAGGTCGAGAAGGCCGAGCGCATCAAGGATGCAGTCTTCGGGTGCTTCCCTTTGCTGGGCAAGTGGATCAGAGAGCGAGTGACTGAGACTGCGAAGACCGGGGCCGCATGGACGTGGTGGAATGGCAAGCCTGCCCGTCGTCGGCCTCTGGTCGAGGTAGTCAACCCTGACTCGCCTGCCGGCAAGACTCAGCGGCGCTCTTCATGGAACACACCGATCCAAGGGACCGGCAACGAGTTTCTGGTCGCCTCTGCGATTCAGGTGGTTGACTGGCTGGTGAGCGACGGCATCCCGGCCAAGCTGCTGGTGACGATCCACGACTCGATGCTGTTGGAGGTCCGCGACGACTGCATGTCCGAGGTGTGCGGTAGGGTGCTGGAGATCATGGGAAGCCACCAGACCAAGAACGGCGTGCCGCTGGTCGCTGACGCCAAGGCTGGAAAGACCTGGGCCTCGATGGTCAAGTGGAAGAAGGGCGCCGCCTGTCCGGTTGAGGGCTGCACCTAAAAGTCTGACCGCCGCGCTAGAAGGTAGATGCAGCCCGATGGCTGCTTGGAGTGAGCATGACTGACACGCTGAAACAACTGCTCAAGTCGCTGGCGATCACCAACCAGACCATGCAGGCCGAGGTTGGGACCACCGACAAGGCTCGATGGGCGCAGCTGACCGAGAAGCAGGCAAACATCTTCACTAGCCTCATCATCTACGCCAACCTGCATCACAGCACCAAGAGCGCCTAGCGCACAGAAAGGAACCGCACATGAGCATCGAGTTTGACGAGAACTTCGCACGGGAATGCGTGAAGCTGGACAACACCAACCTCCAAGGTGAGTTCATCAGGTACACGGGTGACCTCTCCTTCTGGGGCACCAAGCTGGCCTTCGCCAAGCAGACGGAGGCGCTGGCCAAGCTGGCCAAGGAGGTCATGGCTGCCGACCTCGACACGCTGGCCCGCGAGGCTCTGGCTGGTGACAAGAAGCCCACCGAGGCGACGGTGTCCGCTTGGATCACTCGGCACCCCTCCATGCAGGATGCCGAGAAGGCGATGATCGCTGCGACGTTTGAGGTCGACCGGGTGCGGGCTGTGTGGGAGGCTCTGCGCGCCAAGCGGGACATGCTGGTGGGCCTTGGGGCGCAGCAGCGGGCCGAGATGCAGCAGGAGCCGGTCGTGAAGGACAACTACGAGTTCTAGGGGGCTGGCATGAGCATCGTTCTGAACGGACTTGAGTGGGATACGTTGCATCTGTGTTTGCCACTAGATGAAACCAAGGAGGCAGTTGCAGAAGCTGGTTGGCGTCTTCCGACTCTTGCTGAGCTGCACGCTGCTTATGGGATCATCGACGCCGATAACATCGACAGCAACAAGACGCTGGAGTGGCAGAATGTTTTGAAGGTTCTCAACACATGGCGCACTTGGGCTGCCGATGAGTGCGTCGGTGTTTGGAATGTTGATCCCAAGGATCTCACCTCTCAGTTCAACGGCCAGCCTCTCGGCTTCCAGTTCATCGCCTTGCAGGGCACGACCTGGCCAACTCCAGCGCATCTGCGCCTGACTTCGTTCATGGTTCGCGAGGCATAGCAAGACCCCCTTCGCATTCCGCGCAGGGACAACAGAGGGCAGGGCCAAAGGCCGCGCCGAGGAGTGACCGATGAGCAATCTGGCAAAATGGGGAGAGTGGGGCGATGACGCTGCCGCGCAGGACGCAGCCGCCACCAAGGCAGGACAGAAGAGCTACATGAAGCTGGCCGAGGGCGACAACATCGTCCGCTTCCTCCCGCCCCGTCTGGGCAAGCCCAGCCCGCTGGCCACCACCTACAGCCACTACCTGGAGCTGCCGGATGGTCGGAAGGTCAGCTTCAACTGCCCGCGCCTCATGGCCCACCGCGCCTGCATCGTCTGCGCGAAGGGCGAGCAGCTGCGGAACAGCCGCTCCATGACTGATCAGAAGGC